ATGAGTAAAAAAATATTTAGTTTCTTAGATAGAGGGATATCGTGGATAGAATTATTTTGGAAATTATTTGGTTATCTTTTAGTTTTAGTAGGAGGTTCTACTACAGGTATTTTAGCAAAAGCATCTGAAATATTTAAAAACTATTCTCTATTTTGTTCAGTGGTAGTAGGCATTGCTACATCATTTATTTTAGCTCTACTTTTATATTTATTAAGTTTATCACGCAAAAAAAATGCTGAAGCACTTTATCTTAATATACATTCTCAGCCTACCTCTACAATAAACCCCCTATCTGATAGTTTTGATAGTAAAATTATAAATGTAGCTGATTTAGAAATGCCATTAAACTCACCTCATAAAAACAAACTTTTTAAAAGATGCGAAATAGTAGGACCAGGCACAATATTTATTAAAGGTGGAACTTCCAGTCACACCAAATTTCTAAATTGTGGCGATGTAATACTAGCACCAATAGAAATGGTACTTACAGGAGTAATTATTCTAGAAAATTGTACGCTAGACCAATGTAAGCTAATTAATATTACTCTTATTACTGTCAACACTCCAGATAATGTAAGGGGCTTTAAAACAATGGGCGCTAGATTATTTAGTGCAGAACTTAAACATTAATCCTCTAACATGTTGAAACTTTCTATTTTAATTAGTTATTAAATTTGATAGAAAATATAATTATGATTTGATATTTTTATATATTATCTATTATAAATTTTGGATATATAAATGATCTGTATATATTGTAATTCAGAAGTTAATGGCAGTCTAAAAACAAATGAGCATGTTATCCCCCAATGGATAATTAAAAAACTTGATATTAAAAATAAAAAGCTTTCATTTTTATTAGTATCAAGAAATTTAAAGAAAATTAACTTAAGAACCCCCGTTCCACATACTTTAACTCATAAAATATGTAATACATGTAATAACGACTGGTTAAGCAAGATAGATAATTCTTGTAAAAAAGGACTAGAATTAGCTATTGATGGTATTGACAACAACTATTTTTGGGATTTAGAAAATGCGAGAAATTTATTTATTTTTATTTATAAAATTTTCTTAAATTTTTTTGCTACTTCAGAGGAATTTAAAAAGGAGAAAATACCCTTTTACAATGAATTTTATAAAAACAAATTTCCACCAGATGACGTAAGTATGTTTATCTCCAAGATTCATACTACAGAAAGCTTTAGTATCACTCATTTAGACCACTGGCTATTAGACTACGAAAACCAATTAAACATGAACAATATAAATGGGTTTAGATTTAAATTTTTTATACAATTAGGAAAAGTTGCTTTTGTACTATGCAGTAGTGGAGAAAGTGATAAGCAAATTGTTTATGATCCGCGCTATCTACATCCATTCATAATTTCTAAAAATTTATCAACATCCTTAATGGGCTTTACCCATGAATGTCAGCAGCCAGTTAGCAATACTATTTCTAATCGTATTTTATTTAATTTAATTCGTGTAATTAATTAAGAGTAATTGAGTGTACTGTTTCTTGAGCTTACACTGTAAACAGTACACATATATGTTTATTTAATTTAAATGATTTATATTACTACTCGACTGGCAATCCAGCCATAGAAAAATTGTTCTTGGCTTTTATTACGTTCACAGATTTCAATGTAGCGCTGACCTTGCATAATGTTGAGAACTCGCACCAGAACATTCTCACCTTCTTTCCCACGTTTAGTAAGATAAGTTTTGAGTGCATTAAGAGTTGCTGGTCCATAAATTCCGTCGACCGCAAGATCTCGCCACCCTGCTTTTCCCTGGTTGTTCAATAGATTTAATGCACGCTGTAAAAGTGGTTTTGCAAAGCTAGTACCACAGTTCACTCCAGTATCTAGAAGTTCTTCAGCTACTGCAGAAGAAACGGCATTCACCTGATCAAATCGCGGTAAAGTCCAATAGTTTTTGCGATAAATTGATTTGGCCACCTCAAGCGGCAAATCTTTCATATTGCCTTTGTAGCCATTTTCCCGTGCTACAGCTTCAGTAATACCGTATTTAGTGGCACCTCCTCGATCAGCAGGATTATTTACATACCCGCCCTCACGCTTAATGAGTTCTTCAAGATATTGTTCAATGTTCATTTCACTTTCCTTTAGACGTAAAAAAGCCACCCGAAGGTGGCTGTTGAGAGAAATCTTTTACTTACACAAGCTTTTTACAAAGCTACTCCACAAATATCCTTAGTACCTGTTGGATAAGTTTGTGTAATTTTTGATTGATCTAGTAGGTATTCGATCGAAACATCTTTGTTCGCATCAGTTGCTGCCAAATCAAAATAATTTGAAGTTAATGAAAAATATAGGTTATCTAGTTTAGAAGGGAATGTCGCAAAATAGCCTTTGTTAACCCCATTAAAAACTAAACCGACTTGATTAGAGTTCTGATTAATATAGATACCAATTTTTTGATAACCATCAGAAGTAACTTCTGGAGCTAAGTTAAAACCATTAGAAATTAACGCACTATCATTTGAGGTAGTTTGAATATAAAAGTTATTAGTTGTCGGCCCATGTTGGTAAGCAACTATAAAATTTACAGCCTTACCATTCTGCATGATTCCGCCAGATAAGGCTGGGAAAATATTTACATACCCTGTATTACCTAATGTAGGCACTTTAATTTTATATTCAAAAGCTATTATTCCGGTTGTAGGTAGTATTTTGTCACCACGTGTATAGAGCATAGCTTGAGAGTCATTTGCGGCTAATACCCTTTTCAGATAATCTTGACTGAAAGCTGTGTAAATAGAACTTTGCTGAGATGTCTTATAGGAAAACTTATTTCCTATAATAGTTGGGAACTTCTGAACAGAAGTATTACCTAATGATTGCAACTGGGTTAATGTTGCATCAAAGCTATATGTACACTCAGCAAATACACTACTGATTCCACTGAAGCCCATTATTGTTGCTAAAATTATATTTTTCACGGCATTATCCTATTTTTATTTTGAACATTTAGTATAAACAAGTCTTTAAATAATTTAATTAAATCCGACAGATGACAGAAATATATGTGATCTAGTTAATAATACCGCCCGAAGGCGGTTAACTATTCCGTATATCATCTTTGGCTTTCTTAAATTCTTTGATCACTTCAACAATCGTTTTACCTTCCTGCTTATCAATAAAGTTAAAGATCCACCGGACTAAAGCCCAACCGGGTAAACCACAAACAAAGAAGAATCCACCAAGTGCTATCATCCCCCATACATCTGTAACCCATTCGTGAAGCCCCCACTTCACAATAATGAATGAGCCCCCAGCAAGACTTGATACAACCGTACAAATCAAACCAACTGCCCACTCTTGTGGTGAGCGTGGCATACGAGTCATTAATACCACTGCTGCAACCAAACCGACCGCTAAAGTCACCATGATTGCAATCCCATACAATTTTAGTAGTGCTGTAAAACCGCTAGTAGAAACTGGCTCCATTAATATCTCCAGAAAATTTAGGTAATAAAAAGGCCTTAAGATTTCAACTTAAGGCCTTTGTTTGCTATTAATAATATGGAACTTTACGAACAGTACCATTGATATTAATAGATAAATATCCAGTTGGTTGTGAAGGTAAAGGATTAGCTGATCCCGCATTAGCAGAAGTACTGGAAACACCCCCCAACATTGGATTACCAGATTCGTCTACTCCAATATATCCAGAACCTGCTTGTAACTTGACATAAGGATAGGCAATCAGCATCGTTGAAGTGTTTTCCTCTCCTGTACCCCCACCTGTTGGTTTTGCAACTAAGCGTTGAATATCCCATACAAATGCATCGCCACCACTAATTTCGGCGGCACAGGAAATATATGCATTTGCTGACTGAAGGACATAGACGTCATAAACATATCTATTAGTAGATGTTTGTACGAAACGTACCTCTTGGATACCTGCCCCGTTACCTAGGTGATGCCAAGTAGCTTGGATATTTGCAAATGCAGCATTTGAGTTATTTTTACATTGCGCAAATACTATTGTTTTCCCTAACGCAGAGGAAGCAGAAGGATTTCCTTGGGTATAGCTATTCGTTCCAAGGATCTCTAAACATAGAATTCCAGCCTCCCCTATAGCTGCAGTGCCTAATTTGGTCCATGTAGATCCAGAAAATGAGGGAGTAATACGTTTGTAACGCTCAAATTCCTTTTGTAATTCAAAAACCCCGGCTACACGTGGAGTGAATAAACTAGTTCCTTTATCAATATAAGCTAGGTCAGGCTGCGTAACATTAATTGTATCATTTGCAGTAAACGCAAAATGATACATTCTTAATAACCGTGTATTAGTTGCAGTTAAAGGAGCACTATTATTCTCTGTGTATAAATTGACGATTGTCCAAACACCATTATTGATATGCCCCATTGAAGTATTAAACTCAAAAATACAATCAATCATTGAAGATTGAGTACAGTAATCAGCATCAAATAACAAAGTATTATTTTGGGCATAAACTTTTTCAAGTTGAATAGTCGTATTATTTACCCAAGCATCTCTTACAAACTTGAATACAACATTATTGCCATTAGGAATAAATCCACTGATTTTTGAATCAATAAGATCTTTGGCAAAAATTAGATGGCCTGAAAATCCTGATGCTCGACAATTTAAAACGTGAACCCATGCACCATTATTTTTACTATTCGTAAGCAAACATATATTTAAATTATCAGTTTTAGTACCAGTCGACTGGAAATCAATATATGCAAGTTTTACTTTTTGGGTATTACATTTAATACCTGCACCACTAATACGGATAGTTGTTTTTAAAGTTTGTGCGGCAATTGAAGGTACACCACGGAGACTTACAGCTTTTGTTCCATAATCAACTGTACTAAAGGTAAAGTCTCCATCCGCAAAGATTGTTGTTTCATTATCTGAAGCATTAATAGCGGCTTGATAAGCAGCTGCATCATCTGAACCATCAAATTTTGCACCAAACCAACTCAGATATAATTCTCCAAAATCTGTTTGACGTACCCATCCATTAAATATAGTCCCACTATCATTTTGAGTAGATTTTGTAGTGTCATAAGTGAAGTGACCACCACCTTTATTTTGTCCTGAATAATATGATTTTACGTAGACAGTTTGGCCATTTAGAGGATTTGCAATAGCCAATAATTCATTAATACTTTCATATATTTCCATTCTTTCACCTTTAATCACTAATTTTCAATTGATAAAAAATAAATAAATTTTAAAAAATTTAATAACTTACATATACAAACCTCTCTATAATGAAAATAAAAAAGCACCCGCATGGGTGCTATTAAAGTTAAACCGTCTGCAAGATTTTCCCTCCGTTGATCAATTTGGTTGTAAGTGGAGCAACTCCAATAATTGCAGGTCCACCCGGCCCGGGCTGGCCTTCCGTCGTTCCATGGTACTGCCAGTTCCATGTTCCATCATTGGTAGACTTGGTACCACGTTCGCCCCAGTTTCCACCATCACCGGATAATGGAGATCCATAACGATCATTTTGGGTTCGGTAACCTTTACCGGGCACTGCAGCTTCAGCATCGGTTACTTTGACAACCATAAAGTCACCATTTAAGTACCAACGCCAGTCTTGCGAGTCATTTGAAATGGGCTGTCCCGTCATGACCCGTCCAAATGGTGCACCAGCTCCACCGGGTATACCTTGGACTCCATATGCTAACTCAGTGTAAATACCGCTTGGTGTTGCGCCGCCACCAGATCCGCCTCGAGCCAGAGTTCCACCATCAATAATCAGATTTAGTTTACTGTGCCGGTTCAACAAACCGGGTGCTCCCTGAAACCCATCACGGCGGGTTTTGGTAAAGTTGTAATCTGGATCGGTAGACCATGCACCAAATGCCAAATGTGGCAATCCTCCATCACCACCACGTCCAACAACAGCACCTTTAATAGTCAGATTTACCACCAGATCGGGCGGGAACTCCCCTGTATCTATCGCCGGTAATTCTGAGGCAGCTGGAACGATATACTCTCGTTTTGCAGGACTAGAGTTATAGTCGAATTTATAGACAAATCTGGTTTCCGGTCGATAAGAACTTGAACTTGAAACCAGTGCACCTGCTTCAACTACAAAACTGATTTCGCCAGTCGTTGGTAAATCACCTCTTTGCATTTGATACAAACGTGCCAGATTAATATCAAGCTGGTCATATCGAATGTAAATCGGTGAATTATCTACTGGCACCTCAATAAAGTCCTTGTCATTGAGGTAATAACGTTCATCGTAATTAATTGCAGTAATGGTATTAGAGAACTGGTCAGCCGGTTCTCTTTTTGCAACCAGATAAGGCAGTGAGCCTTTGGTATCGTCATTAACTACTGTATAGATGGTATTTACAAAATCATCAGGACTTAGCTTTAAGGCCCCGTTCGGCAACCGCCCTAAAACCACCTTGTTCTTGGCAGATCCAGCGGTAACAGGAATAAGGTCCACTGTGCCATCCCCCATTTGCAAATAAATCACATAGCTCTTGCCTGCAATGAAATCTACATCATGGCTTAAGGTGAGGATTAAACCTTCTTGCTGTACCACTTCCCCGCTTTGATGAATACCATTGCGATAATCTGCTACAGCAATACGGTCACGTAGCACAAGCAACTCAGACTCAGGCGCCGCATCAAAGGTGATGGATTTACGCTGGAACCGAAGCTTGTTCCAGAGCCGGTAAGCATTAAAATGAGCTTGCCACTTGTTTCGTACCCCAACGGATTTCACTTCTTTCGGGTTCTTTGCTCCTTTGTCCGGCAAATAGATATTGATACGGCTATCGTCGGTCGGATCCGTGTATTCATAGATCAGTCCATCGTAGTCATCCATCACGCCAAAGGTAAGATCATGCTTATAACTATCAGGAATAATATTCCTGAAGTTAAATAGCATTACCGAGTTATAAGTTGGACGTTCAAAATAAAGCTTGAGTTTATTATTTTGACGATATGCAGTACAAAACACGGCATCACAAAGATTGGTGACCAGCTCTTCAAAAGATAGGTTTGTATCATCAATCGTAGTACAGAACTCAGCCGCAAGTGGTGTACCAAAATAATCAACTACATCGTTATAAGTCCGATAGATATTTTCCAGATCTATTTCGTCGATCGTACGGCGGCCTATCTTGTCATCCAGTGCCATTGAAACCAGTGCATCAGCAAAACTTGATGTTGGAAATAGCTCTGTCGTCATAGCCCCATTTTTATAGGTCGGCAACATCCGCTGCAGATCAAAATTGATCTTGCGTGACTTAACAGATAAAGCTCCAGTGGTTGCATAAGTACGTGCACGAAAAACTGTTTCATGTTCATACATTGTGCTTTGCAAAGGATAAGCACCATAAAGCGCCTGCCACTTTACTTCATCAACTACTGTTGTAACTGCCGGAGTTGGAGTTAAACGGCGCGCACGGACACTACAGCGACCCTGAAATGTCACCATATCCAGCGTTGCGCCAACTGTCTGACGTGACTTTGCTGAACCCTTTAGGATGATCTGCTTCAGCATCGGATTACCAATCGCTGCACCCGATTCATTTACCGGTGTTACTTCAACTTCAATCGTGACGTTTACAGCTCCCTGATTTCCACCTGAAGAAACTGTGTAAAGTCCATTACTAGCAACAAAGTTACATAGCACTCGGCTACGTTCAATATTGTCAAGAATGAATGGACCAATCCACTTCTCGCCAATAGATGAAAGCTTTGGAGATAAAGCACCAGTTTGCTGATTTGATAATTCCTTTAGCTTTAGCCAGTTGGGGTTTACCGCAGCCGGGTTAGACAATGCCATACGGTCATCAGCTACCGATAGAACACTATATGTACCGTTTAAATCATAAGTCTGGCCGTTGTAGGTAAACGAAGCATTTGTGATTTCTACCCGATCATTACTAACAAACTTAGTTGTTAAATCAGTATTGTTTGCAGATGCACGCAGGATCTCATTTGGATAGGCAAAAAGAAGATAGTTGGTACCTTCCAAGCTTTGAGTATCTGCCGGACGCAAGATCTGGCCATTCACCGAGTTTTGATGCTGAACTGTTAGTGGCGGTGTAGTAATTTCGGTACCAAGCGAGAAATATGGCTCACCTAAAACAATATCTACACCTGGTCGAAAGACTTCTACCGATGCGCCGGCAATATCGATAATGTTGGTTTCACCGTCATAAGCACCATTAATTTTATAGTGGCCACGACCAATACAACCAACAACATGCTCTACTTCAACATTGTTCTCATAAACCTTGTAAGGCACAGCTATCAAATCTGGTGTATTCCAACCAGCACCATAATTATCTGTAATACGGCCATTCACACGAATCTTGTTTTCACGGTTTGAAAGTTCGTTGTTTGCCGAAGAAGACTGGTTGTTATTCTGGTTAGTCTGTGCAATTGATGGAGTAGGCATCAATAAAGCTACAGCTACACTTAGAACGATAGAAACAATGGCAGCAACAAGTGCAGGAATGCCTTTAGGATTTTCAATTACGATAAATGTACCGGGTAAGAAATCTAGCTGCTTTAAGTCATATGCATTCTTCGGTGTGACTTCATTCGCAAATGAAATTTCTGCATGATCCATATTACTCGTAGTGTGAAAAATACGGACATGTTCAGGCATATATTCATATTTTGAAGTAAGCCATTGTCCAATCGTTTCTGCATGTTCAATGGTCTTGTTTTCAGATAAAGGATCCTGTTTATAAATAATCTTAATCATAGTAACTGACCCGACTAAACCCCATCGCTTTAATGACGTCTTCCGCTAAATAAGTAACACCGCCTTCCATCAAATGCAGAACACGGCCCAAACGAAAAAGCCCCACATGCGGGGGCTTACTTCTTTGTCTAGGATGGAAGGCGACTATGCATCCTTCCTTGGGCATGGGCAGCGGATTTAAAAGTTTTAACCGTGATGGCAGGAAAGTAATTTTGCCCTTAGGTTGCATAAACAATTCAAGTGCTTCGGCCCGATCAATTCCATATAGATCCAATGCAGCTTCATGAGCAAAATGAACACAGTTGTAGTGTGCTTCATCGTATTGCTTATCAAGCAGATGATCATGACTTTTCATACAGCCCCCTTCAATCCACTAAAGCGATCCAGTGCAAAGATATCTCCAGTTTTAGTGGTATTTAATCGCGGTGATTCAGCCTTGAACGTCACAGCTTTGTGATTCATTGAGACACCAGCAAGTTGCAACCCAAGCAGGTAATGAATCGGTGAATTTAGGTTATCTGAACTGTAAATTCGGTAATTCACAGTAGGCTTTACATCAGTAAACTGCCCTTCCATTACACGCTCAAACTCATCAGGCAAAATGTCACCAAGTCCAGAAATTGAAACGGTCAAAGTCTGGTCCAGATCACCGAGCATTCCGGATCTTTGAATTGTCATAGGAAGGTATTCATAAAATACCTGCCCCGTGCCTTCTTTGTGCTGAACATACACCCCGCGGTCATCATTACGGACTACTCGGTAAGTATTCATAAAAGAAGGATGTGATAGCTCAATACATTCCAGTTGATAAACATCAACTTTTCGATTGAAAAAGAATTTGGCATATTCGTTATCCATCAGACCTCCCAATCCTTAATCAAAGCTATATCGGCAGTCAGGTTAGGCTGGTTTTGAACAACTTCTAGCTGAGCATTTACCCGGTAAAGATTGCCATTAACTTCATTTGTCTTGAAGGAGTTCGGAATGAAGTTACACAGGTATTGCTGACGTGCTCCTTGATCAATCACCAGATCCGCATAAAATGAAGCTGGCTTATTCTGATAGATCCGCCAGAAAGCCATCATTTTATTGAAATCTGTTTTACTTAAATTCCAGTTCACATCGACAATATGACTATTACGTTTTACATCAATGTAATAGCGTCCACGCCCACCATCCATTTGTTGACGCTTTACATCATCACCTGGTGTTACGCCATAGCCGCTGGTCTGGGGATTTAGCTTTAACTTGTACATAACTTTCCTTCAGGTAATAAAAAACCACCTCGAAGGGTGGTTTGATGAAATAAGGTTTAGATATTTAGATTAATTACAAAAACGATTTAACATTAAGAAATCGATTTAATAATAGTTTCTTTACCATCTTCAAAAATCTCTTTCACTACAAACTTGCAGTAAGCTCCATCTTGAGATGGTTCAGTCAGTAAAGCTGGATTCACAAAATCTTTGATCTGTTTAAAACGGATCAATTCATAATTTCCATTTCTTTCCAACTGATAGTCCATTTTTACATCACAACTATACATAGTAGTTGACCCAATAACAGAAGTAAGCCTGAAAGTTAACTTCTTATTTGCGGGTACTTTAAACTCAAAAAACTCTTCACCATTATTTAAACTGATTGTGGGTTTAGGCATATTTAATTTTTTGGGCTCATGCATAGAGCCATACTTTGTTAAGTTATTTGAAATCTGCTTAGTTATTAGGTTTTTTGAAATTTTTTCACCCTCATTATTTTGATAAGTAATATAGAACTGCACCATGGGTACATTACTTCTATAAACCCTTAAATTCGCTGTATCACCTGCTATTTCATCTTGATACATATTTGTAGATCTTACGAGATTATTTACCGCTGGAATGGCACATCCCGTAAGGCCTAAAAGTGTTGTAGAAATTACAATTATTTTTTTCATGTCTTAACCATCAATTTTAATGCCAATAGACTCTATCACCTTGAAATTTAAATATTATGAAAATGAACCCTCCGAAAAGGGTTCAAATTATTAAGTACGATTTCTTCTCGCTGTCGTATTCTCAGTCAAAGACCGACTAATGGTTGAGTTTGGATTCCCAATTTGATCACTTACAAGTTTAGGTACCGTTCTTGGAAGCTGCTTATCCAGTTCCTCTTTAACAATGATCCGGACTGTTTGCTCATCCAGTTGTTCGGCTTCAACTGTCGCCCCACTCACCTGATTAATCACTTCAATTTTGAAATTGATTGTCGGTGCAGCTGGCTCAATTGAAGGCATAATCTCAGCTTGAGGGCGTGAAGTACTTCCTAAAGTAAAGTCCTGAACATCATCCAGATTTGAGCGATCCTGAACTAAACCATTTGATGAGAAGTAGACTTTGCCATCGTGGAATAGATCAGAACTGACCGAAGAGGATGCAGTAGATAGGCTTCTATTACCCTTATAGATAATCTGAGTATCTTGAATCGGTTGATTAAAGACGTCAGCTTGCTTTTGGCTTTCTATAAAGGCATTAGAGCTCATCATTGCACGGCGCACGACATTATCAGCAGAGGCATTGTTATTGAGAAAAGCTTCAGGGTTTGCACTCTTACGCATTTTCTCGACTAAGCCAACACCACCCCAACGGCGAATATCCTCTTGCGACCATACAATTTCGCCTTTGTGCACAGCACCGGCAACTTCATATTTCCCACCTCGACCTGTATAACCACCTTCAGCAAAACCTTGATCTTTGATTGCCCGGATGTTTGCAATGATGCTAGCACCCTGAGCAACAGCTCCTGCAATTAATGGAATGTTAAGAGGAAAACCAGCTTTTGAAGCTGCTGCAATATTTTGCTGAATCGCAATACCGGCAGCTGCAATCGCATAAGCTTTATCTGCAGCGAACATTATTTTGTATGCTTTAGATTGTTCACCAAACATTGAACCAAACATCGATGTGAGTGAACCCATCATTTGTCCACCAAATGCAATTTGAGTGTTCAAGCGGTCTTGCTGATACTTATCTTCAATATCCTGAGCATTCTTTGCATATTCGGCAGCAATCTGATTACGTTGATCTTGAGCAGCTTGAATGATAGCTGTTTTCCGGTTTTCGAAATCCTGTTGCTTAATGAGTCCTGCTTCCATTTGTGCATTTAGATTATCTAACCCATTTTTTTCATCAAGATCAGTAGCAGAATACTGACTATCTGCTAAATCATTTGCAGCATTTAGACGACTAAACCGCTCTTGATCCTGTCTGAAGAACTCGCTGGTACCATTCATATCAGCCTGAATGCCACCCCAGTTTTGAACAGCGTTATTCACTTTATCGCGAGTGTCTTTGTCCTGATTGGCTTTAGATAATGCGATTAGCTTTTGCCGCTCTTCAATGGAAAGCTTTGTGTTCTTGAGAATTTCCTCCCGTTCGAGTCTGTAACGTTCTTGCATGGCTTGCGTTTCGGAAAGTAATGATAAGCGTGCCTGAAATAAACGCTGTTCCTGAGCTAGTTTTAATAACCCTAACTCTTGCTGTTTTTGCTGTTCCAGCAATTCAATGGCTTGCTTCTGCTCAGACTTACTTAATTCAATGTCATGAGCTGCATTGAACTTTTTACGGTTAAAGTTCTCTTCAAGTAACTGTTCCTCAGTTTTCTGGAATTCCTTGTAGTCTTCCAATTTCGTTCTAAGGGCTTGTTTGGCTATAGCAATATCATTATCGGCACGACGATTTATTTCCGCCTTGATTTCTGCAGTACGTTCCGGGCTAAAGTTTGCTTTATCAACATCCTCCAATCTTGCCTTTCTATTATTGTTAATCCGTCCGACTTCACTAGCTACCTCATTTTCTAGTGAACGCTGAGCATCTAGTTGACGTTCTAGTTGAGACTGAATGTCACCAGCTGCCTTATCACTGCCCTTACTCGCACCGCCTTTCACCTTGCTCTGCATCTTGGGAGATTGATGTAGAAGCTTAAGAGACACTCCATCCTCAAAGATCACTTCACTGACATAACCACCTCCCTTGCTGTCATACCATGTCTTGATATCTTTCACAGCAACATTGGTCGTGATTGGTGTTCCTTCAGGCATTGAAAAATCAATACCCTTATGAAATGAAGAAGCCCCTTTAGTTGGGGCTTTTCGTGGACCATAATTAGAACTGATCTTGTAGGAAGTTAAAGGTTTTCCTCCCGCCTGTAATCGAGCCAGATGTTCATTAGAAACTTTCTGACCTGACAATGAGCCACCATATCGGACGTCAAGATGTGGACCAGTACCAATACCGGATTGACCGGAAATACCGACCAAGCGTTTAGTAAGTTTTGCTTGTTTTTCAATTTCCTGCGTCTGCTTTCTTTTAGCTTCAGTTAATTTATCTTCTCGCTCCTGTTGTTCTTCGATGATCTTGAGATTTCTAAGTGCGCTATCAATTTCATCTTTAGACAAAATTGCGCTCATTCCTTTTGCTTTTTGCAATTCTAAAATGGCATTAGCTTGAGCAACGGTGTAACCTTTATCAAGCCATCCTGATTTATAGATTGAATCAATAACACTATCTTTTTGCTTCGCTTGATAATCTTGTAAAGCCTTTGTTGCCTTTTCAGCCTCACTAGCAGTATTCCCCAAAGCATCCGCTTGCTGTTGATGCTGAGCTGCTGCATTCTGAGCTTTATTACCGGTTAAAGTTACTTCAACACCGAAGATTTTTAACTTGTCAGCAGATTGAGCTGCTTTAACTGAATTTTGATCATATTGGGCAGCTTGCTTTTTAAGATTTTCATATAGTTCTGTAGGCAACTTAATTTTATTTAAGCGCTCAATAGCTTCTGTATAGCTGATAGTCCCAGTTCTTGCATCTTGGGAAATTTTTTCAACCTCCCTATTTCCTCGTGCATAGTTCTCGATATCAATTAATGCTGAACCTACAGTAAGAGATGATTTCTTTAATGCCTCGTTTTGTGCATTAAATGCATCCGTTAAATCATTGACAGCCTTAGTCTTATCATTGCCAGCTAATTTCTTTAATGCTTCATCAGTTTTTTCTGCTACGCGTGCCTGTTCTTCAAGCTTTTTATTAGCTTCTGCTGTGGTGTCTCGCATTAACAGATAGCCTGCGGCTAGGCTGGCTACAGTAATACCAATACCAACAGGCCCACCAAGTAAACCTAAAAGACGTGATCCAATCCCTACACTAGCTGCACCAGCTGCTGCAGATCTAGCCTGAGCAGTTGCCAGTGCGCCTTCCGCTACTGCCAATTCTCTTGTAACTTGGGCCTCAATTTTCTTTAACTCAGCCATACGAGTTAAAGTTGCTGTACGGCCCTTCTCAGAGATTTGGGATTTTAGGCGCTGTATTTCTAAGGCTTTCTCAGCAGCAATAGCAGCTAAGGTTGCTTGGGTATTTGCAACAACTGCTTGAGTGCTAATTACTTGTTGAGCAGCAGCAGCTCGTTCTGCCTGAATTGCAGCATATTGCGTAGCTGTTTGAACAGCTAACTCTTTAGTTTTAGCAGCTACCGCAACACCAGAAGCATAAATTGCAGGAATGTAGGTTCCAAGCCAATAAGCGCCACCAACCATCATTGCAGAAGTTAAAACATCTAGGTTTCCAGCTAAAGTCTGAATGTTGCCGGCTAAAACTTGTGCTGCACCTGAGCCCTTTCCTGACTCCCCAACAAATTTAGTAATCTCGTTGTTGAGCAGCGTCAAAGACTGTCCAATAGTGATATCGGTCTTCGCAAAAAGTGTATCCACATCTTTTTCTACATTTCTAAGCGCTTTTACAATCTCTTGAGATGTAATTTTCCCTTCAGCGGCTATAGATCGTAACTCACCTACAGTAATACCCATACCCTGAGCAATTGCTTTAGCTAATGCTGGGGTTTGCTCCATTACAGAATTAAGTTCTTCTCCACGCAACGTTCCACTTGCCAAGGCCTGCCCGAACTGAACTAAAGCAGCATCTGCGGCTTGTGCACTTGCACCACTAATTGCTACAGCTTTAGAAACTGTTTCAGTTAAACGTGCTGTGTCATCCATTGTGAGGTTTAAAGTTTTGGCATTATCACTAAAACGCTGGTAGACCTGTAGAACAGAATCCCATGCTGAATAGGTTTTTTGAGCAATTCGGAAAGTATCTTCAGTAGCCTTGTTTAATTCAGATTGATTGTTAGTGACTAACTTAAGACGATTCTGAAGACCTGTATAAGTGTCCATTTTAGATATAGCTGCACCCACCGTTACTAGGCCAGCCATGTGTCCTGCTAAAGCTCTGGTAGCTACAGATAAGCTGTCCATAGACTTAGATGCAAATTCACCTTTACGTTCAATGCTAACAAGTTCATTGCCTAGATTACGCGCATTACGTTCAGCATTTTGCGAATCAATAACAATGACCAAACGGGATTCTTGTGCCATTTTACTTTCCTCTAGGCAATAAAAAACCCACTCAATGAGTGGGTAATTCTTTTTAAGTTAAATATAATTACCAAGCAGGGTAGTTAAACCAATTTTAAAAAGCACCCTAGGGTGCTTTTTATACAAGATATTATTTATTCTCATGGTAACGAAGAATACTAGCTACTTTTTGAAATAAGTAGCCTGCAAGGAATCCATTAAATATAATTCCGATTCCTGTTGCTATCATAACTCCAGACCAAACCGTTTCTTTACCATAGTAAGAAGCTACTTCAATTCGACCAAATGCAAGAATAAATAAAAAACCTGCGATAAAGCCGAGAGCTATTAACACCCAACCGATAGTATTACAAACTTCACTTTCTCTCATTGGTTTATATTGTGGTGCACTCATCTTAATCTACCTTATTAAAGTTCCTGATCACTTTGTATTTAATATCTTGGTTTGTAGCCTCAATGATTTCTAGAAGTGCACCTTTATATCCAATTTCTTTTGATTGACTTAGATCATACTCAACATTGTTATTAAATGCTGGACGAGCTATATTGCTTGAAAACTCACGATAACCAATGTTTATCTTATTACCAACTTTTCCGCTGTAAATTAAAGTTTGTTGGAACGAATCTTCATTAACTGATCCTTCAGTCTTGAAACTGACACCTGTCGCATCACCACACGACTTAGTATTGTAGATTGTTACAACACATAACCATCCCTTTTTATTGATCATTAAGACACTTGGTGGATCCGATAGTAGTTTTGCTCTAGCTCCTTCAGTATTTTTCTTAAGTTCGCGCAAAGAATAAAATTTATTTTCTTTGTCATGGCCAATTTGAGCATACTTACCAGCGAAAACTTTATATTGCATATTTAGATCATAATCAGACTGTATCACCATTACATCTTGTTCAATGATCTTTCCTTGTGAAACTAAAGAATCCCCTACGTAAGCCGTATTTATAGAACCTATTGGCGGCTTACTAATATTTGCAGTTTTAGGAATATAATTACCAATTTGAGGAGTAGTACAACCCACTAATCCAAAACCGATTAATCCAACAGCCAATATTTTTTTCATGAATTCACCGTTTGTAATAAAGTGTACCAACTTTAACAAACTGGTTACTAAATGTCACATAAGGCAAAACCACCCGAAGGTGGTTATATTGGTTGTTTGTCATTTTTATTTCTTAATCAAAAGTATTTACCTTATCTGAAAAGATATAATGCGAAACATCTCGTATAGGAAATGGAGAACCATTAACAATTAGAGGATAGAATTGTGCTTTCTTTCGAAACTCTTCCAATACATAACTATCTAGCTCAGGCACTCCGCTACTTTTCTGAATTTTTGCTACAGTTAAATTTCCATTTTTATCAGCTTCAGAATAGATCGTAATTTTTCGTTCCTGACCTTTAAGATATCTTTTATTAACAATAATTTCAGGAAAGTTTTTAAATTTAGGTTTTCTAGAAAGTTTCAAGTCCATTGGTTGCGTAAATCTTATAGGATAATAAATTCCATTTTCTTTGTACGGATAAAAACTAGCTCTTTTTATTGCTATCAATATTTTGTTATCTAACTTATCTATGCCACTACTTTTAATGATTTTTGCTCGAGTAATTATCCCTCTCTCATTTGCATCAGCCGAAATCGTTATAACCCTATCATACCCTTCAAGATCCTCATCTATAATATTGATCTTAGGCAATTCTTTCCATTTTAAATTTGGTGGCATCTCTCTTATATAATCATCAAAATCACTTGCATAAGTTCCAAATGAAAAGGAAAAACAACTTAAGAAAATAATTATTAAATTTTTCATGTCGACCTAGAATTGACTGATTTTTTAAAAGGATAAATGTTTTTTAAATTATAAGGGTTTTTTAGGCACAATGAATGGACCAAGCTTTTTTATAAAAGCTAATCACAGCCTCATAATCTCTTAAGAGAATTTCCTTAGTATATATATTAGGGGAAAGCTTGAGTAATGCTGGCATGTATTGCTTTTTATAGACTTCAGGATAGTCCTTGCACAATATTTCCCGTTTTTGACTCAAAGAAACATCTCAATTCTCTAGGGTATTAAGCATCGTATCAATCTGTTCACTAGCTTTCTTAAACTGCTTTTCAATCGAAGGAGGAAGCGGTTTAGTTTCATCTTGTTTAGTGCAGCTAACTAATAAAACCAAAGAAATAGTTAACCCCAATGAATATAAAAGTTTTTCTAACATATAAGTATAAGATTTAAGTCATTGTAAATATTATATATTTTTAATAATTAATTTTCACTAACAGTATATTCCCGATATTAAAAAACCACCCGGAGGTGGTTTTATGTTATTCAACTTCTGGCAAATCCATAGGGTTGTGTTTACTAACAGATAAAACAAAAATTTCAGTTCTACTTGTTCTTTGAAAATGCAAAACCTGATCAGATGTAGAATAATTTGCACCGGGTTTTGTCTGCCAAGATGGTAAACCAATATGAGCATGCCAAAGATTCATATCCTGAGCATATTTAGCTCTTTCCTTATGATCTCGGTAGCACTCAGGGACATTCCAAGAAGGAGAAATTTTACCTTTCCAACCTTTTAAGCCATTCTGTTCATAATGATCTAAAAAATCATCAATTAAATTTAACTTTTCATCAGTAAAAACATTGTTGTAATAATGCAAAAACTCATCACTAAGTATTGCAGTGTAAAATGACTTTTTTGGCTCAGTGTTAGAAGTGGATTTTTTTAATCCGTCGTTTGTTGCACTTTCTTCGCCCATGCTCTTCTTTCTTCACGAGTTAATCCTGAAGGCATTTTATACGATTTTTGCTTAGAAATGGTAATAAGATGCTGAATATCAACACCTAAATGATGATTTTTGTCCGCATGGATTGTTGCGGGATGAACCACAGCACAATCAATCATGATAATCTCCAAATACGGATTAGATAAATAATTTTAAAATATAAATAATAAATATAAATATTGATCGTAGCTTAAAAATTCAATCAATAAAATTTACTATTGAAAATATAATATTTCTTAATGACATTTCTGTCAATTAGAAGTTACATTCTTAAACCTAATTCAAGAAATATTTTTTAATACAATTCAATAACTTAAAAAAACTAGCATTTTTTAAAAAATTGGATATATCTTTTTCTTAAACTATGCTAAAGGTGCGGTATATAGACCAAATCTAAAAATACCCCACACCTTATTAAGTTTTAGAAATTGTATCTTAAACGTTTTAGTTTTTTTGCCTTAAACTTCTTATGCCACTCATCTAAAAACAAGTTATCCAAAGCAAAAATACAGTCATTGAAAATATGAGCAGCCACAGGCAAATCATTATGCTCAGCATAGACATTGATTGCATGTTGGTCTAATGACAGCGGGATGCTCTGCTCATACCGTCTGGATCTGACAATAGTAGTAAATGCTGAAAGAATGGATTCAGCCGCATACGAATATTCTGGTGGATCCGGAATGTGTCCACCTAAGAACTTGATTTGTTCGATTTCGTGCGGCGTTTTCGACGCATACGTTTTTTGGTATTTGTAGAGCTCAATGACTTTCCCAGAATTAGAGCCTTGTCCTTGTCGGCTTCTTCCTGAATCTTGTGGGCCTGCTCTTTGATGAATAACCAGATCGAAATGCCAATGTCACCTAGATTTAGAAGCTTTGATGCATTCTCAGGTGTATACGGTTTTTCGGTCTCGACCGTTTTACCATCCACTACTTCGGCAAATACCACACCTTTCCAGTCTTCTATTAAATGGGCAGCACATGCATCCATTAATAATTCGTGGTAAAGCTTGGCATCTTCATCTTTTACCATTACATCGTAACCTTTAGACGAGATCTGGTTACCTGCTCGTTCAATAGCTACCTGAAAGGGTTTATAGGCAATACCACGGACTTTGAACTCTGCCTGTACCTCTCCATCAGTCCCTTTGTATTCACACCATTTTGATACGTCCGAGCTTTTAATAATTCCAACTTTTAAAGCCATAACTACCTCTGAAATTTTAGAAATAAAAAAGCCCATGGGGTTCCATAGGCTTTGTTACTGAATGAGCTGATTAAACAAGAGCACGTACAATCGTTGGTGCTGTACGAACTTGAGCAAAGTTGATATCTAAAGTAATGATGTCATCGCCACCACCATCCGGGTGATTGGCTTCCATCACTTCTAATTGAGGGAAGGTAAACGAGTATTTACTGCCTTTGCTATCTTTAATATCAAAGGTCAGCGTAAACACATCTCGGGTTTTAACGGCATCGATCCATCCTGCTGCAGTAGAAGAGAACATGAATGAAGCATTTGCTTCGATATCCATCATTTTTTCAATATAGAACTCTGGTGTGTACTTGCCTGAGCCGATACAACGGATTGCTTCAAGATTATTATTAATTGAAAGCGTAAGAGACTGCAAACACGCTTTACCTTGAATCGTCTGTCCATTTACCAGTAAGTTTTCCACGTTTGGCATGCTGACCAGTGGACGCGTTGTTGCAGCTATAGGATTAGTGACAGGATTGACTTGCTGACGTGTAAATGAGCTACCTACCAGTCCAAAATTACCAGTGATTTTCCCAGTTGTTTGAATGGTGATTTCACCGGTATTCACCTGTACACCACGGTAAATAAATACCTGACCGATATCTTCAAATACTTTGACCAGTGTTAAAGATTTACGTACGGTACCGCCAAAGCTTAAAGCATTTGCTGCCCAGTTATTAAAGGCTAAAGCACTTAAGAATAAGTCAAATGTTCCAAGAGATAATTCAAACTCTAACTGACCTGTCACTTCCGCTTCAGTAACCACACCACCTTGTCGGAAACGTGAATCTACCACCTCACTGCTTTCTTCCGTTGAGACATTTTCAGATAGACCATCACTGACACGGCGGACCGTGTACCAGATCGGGTTTGCCGGAGTTGTTCCTAAAACTGCTTCTTCACAAGCATATAATCGAATTTTTGCGCCTGAACTCATTTATAGTTCTCCAAAATTTAGGCATAAAAAAACCCGCTTCATCAGCGGGCAGTTATAAAAAAGGGGCGTAAAAAAACCCGCTAAATTTGCGGGTTTTTAAGATATTGCATCTGTGTCGGAGATTTCTGGCGGTTCCACACCAATCATGGCTGCAGCTACTGCCTGAGATAAGTTAGTCGGCTGGAACTCCAATGGTGTTTCACTCAACGGTTCTTCAGACTCTGGTTCAGGTTCTTCATGTAATCGAATATCAATCCAGCGAGTTTCTGGAATATCCACAGGATTATCGAAATCAGGAATAATTGAGGCTGTTTCGATATCAAATTTTTTCTTGTAGGTTTTTACTGCAATATCCCCATCATCATGCTGCTCATAAGACACAGCTACAAGAACATTACCATTAGCATCTTTAGGCATTTCAATGTACCAGCCCTCTTTAGCAAATCCGAGAGAACCTTTAATCAGGTAGTCACCTGTACCTAACTTTTCAAAGTTAATCGGCTGTTTTGAGGCATCTTCATTGAGTTCAAGTGAATCAGCAAATAGTCTTGCAATCGGTGAAGCTGCCTTGTAAACCCCGTTCGAATCAACAGTAAACCCCTTGGAGCGAAGTTCGCCAGAAGTCTCAACAGTAACCAACTTGCCGCTGGTCGCGCTGTTATCAGTTGTATAAACAACATTGTTCTTACTTGTATAAACGATTTGCTCGGTTTTACTGAGATTTCCAGTAGAGGGGTTATAACTCCATGCAATTACTGCCATGTTATTGGCACGGGTTGAGGTGTAATACGGTAAAAATAACTCCGTGCCAGTTAAGCCTCCACGAGTAACCACGATAGAAGGCGCATAGCCTGCTACATAGGGATTTGTATAAATACTGGAAGGTGAATTCTTAAAACGAGTCTTTTGCCCCCCTGCTTTATAACCAATATCAATATCAGTTTCAGTTTCTGAAGCTGGAGATCCACCATAACCTAAGTTTGATAAACCATAGGAACCATAAGCTGCTACATTACCGCTTTCTACACCAACATCTCTTGTTGCTGCTGGACCCAGCCCAATTACCTGAGTCCAGTCTGGGGTGAGGTTTGGAATGCCCGAAGCAAAAGGCAGCATAAATTGCCGCTTACCTTGAGAAGAGTTATATACAAAAGGTCGGTGATCCCAACTAAATCTAAATAAAAGATTTGCCATTATGCCGTTACTCCATCAATCACCTGAAATACCAATGTTTCAGTATGTTGAATAACACCACCAACAACTGCCTTGATATCCATCTGACACAAACCCAATGGCCACGTTGCAGTACTTGCTCCAGACTTAACATTTAGCCATCCCTTTTGTGTACTCTGGTTTAAAGCTGTACAAGTGAAAGTTGCAACGGCGGTTCCATCTAGAGTTTTAACTTGCGAAGTAAAGGTATACCCCGTTAAATCGATTGCTCGACGTACATCATTGGCTGGATATTGCAGCGCTTCATCCATATCGACGAGCTGCAAATTTAAGTTGAATGTGTCACCACGCTTAAAAACAAAAATGCTCATAAGTGATTCCTATAGACATAAAAAAACCACCGATGAGGTGGCTATAACAAAACAATAAAAAGGGCGTTAAATACGCCCTTCTTTAAATTACTGCAAATTAAGTTATGTGGTAAACCTCAAAACGAGCATTTGGATTTTCCAGAGAGATTGTTAACATAGATTTGTCTCTATTATCATTGGAATGATAACTAACCAAAGTTGATGTTAGGTTTACCTGAGTAACGACCATAGTATGGTCATAAATTCCATCATCATTCCAATCAGCAAAAATAATATCTCCTAATCGAATATCTGTATGTAAATACTCTGGTACGGTCCCTAAAAGACTTCTCGGTAATTTAGTTGTTCCAAGCTCATATCCATTAGTAAAACGATACCGTAGACCATTTGCAGTTGACCATGTTTGAGCATAGCTTGTAGCAGATTTATAGTACCAACTTGAAGCCTGTGTCGATTGCAAAGAAACTGTATCTTTCCACCCACCTGCTCTTAAAGCTTGACTAGCAAAATTAGTACAATCATTAGAAAAATTAATATAATTTGTATTACGAGACAAGGCCCATTGATAAGCATAATTAGAAGCTGACGTATAATTCCAAGGTGATTTACGCGGTGCATCAGCAAATACAGATGTGCTTAAAATAGCAGCCATTATTATTGTAGGAAGCTTTTTTCTCATAGAAATATCCTCAAAGGAATAATTAAGTTTTTTAAATTAACGCGTCCACTCTTTACCTAATACGCCTCCTCCCGTATTGGTATATGATTTATTCAAGGTAGTAAATTTTTGTTTTATACGATCAATACTTTGTAAATATGAAGACCCTGCACATTTCACAGCGAATTCATCTCCAGACATTGGATTACTTAATGTATTCATGAAGTCATTTATTCTATTAATAATTGATAAATCTATTTCTTTGCGGCCGGTATTTGGATCAACCTTCATCAAATTTTCAATATCAAAGTCACTTGAGGTTAATAAAATAGGTAATTGATCAGCTGGAATATTTGGGTTAAGCCGAGCCATCTCATTACGATTATAATTTTCACATTTATCTAAAATATCCGGTAAATCCGAGTCAGATAAAAAATCATTAAGATTTTTTTCAGTTTCTGGAGTTACATACGGAATTCCATCATGATCACCTTTAGCTTGGTAATCTTCAGGTTTTAAGGCTACTTCTTCCGGGTTGCCTTCTCCAAATCTATAATTAATTTCTTTACCATTAATTGTGAGTTTTTTATCCTTCCAATTCAGTTGTGGCTTGAATTTCTCGTACTTAACTTTTTGATTAACTTCATTTGAAGGAATAGAATTATTCTTATTTAACTGATCTTTTATTTCCGAACTATCTTGCTTAGAATCCATCTTATCTTCTTGATTTTTAGGGTAGAAGTAATAGATAAATCCAACAATTATTAATATTAAGGCAATTAACCACATCAACTTTTTATTTTGCATATTTCTCATTTATCAAAAATAATATTTGGTAATAAAATAAAATATGAAAAAAATAAAGAAAAGTATTAATACCTATTATTTACATTTTTACATAATATAAATAAAAATAGTTTAGAACTGCTAATTAATAACGTAAGAAATTATTAAGTTATACTGAACAAAATCTTTATTTTGTTCAGTATAACTAGATTGTCCTTGTAAAAACTCTAGATAATCGATTGAGTAATATTCAAAATGGACAAGTAATGCATCGCTTAGTTTAGTGATTTCCATTATTCCTGAATTGGGACGAGCAAAGCATTGGACCATAATATTACCGGTACGGCGTGTACATGGCTTATCTGCAATACCTGAAATAAAACTCGGACCACCTGCAATCGTTAAGCGACACCATAAGCCTTCCTTTGGCACCGTAAAGCCTGGTGCATTTGGATACTGAATTCGATCCTGAGCTATACCAGTGAAAGCTTGCATACGATCGATAATAGCTTGCCTTGTCTGCTCTAAAGTCATTGTCATTTTAGCCACCGTACTTTTGAGAAATAAAATTAAAAGTGAGGCCATAAATACCTTGTGGCGCTTGATCAGACCAACCGTTTTCTAAGCGTGGTGCATAAGCTTTATTGTTCTGGATATAAACCAGATTGCCTAGCTTAATCTTCATTGCCTGAATCGCTGCATCGTTAATAGGGTTTGTTTCAGGTTCACGTACACCGTAATCAGCGGATCCAACCGAAACAATATGTGAAGCACGGTATGCTCCCGTATCAACAGGACTTAAATTAACTAACGATTGCACGGTATCCATGACAATATTCTTTACATGGTCTTCTGCTGCTTTAGACACATCAAGACTAAAACTAGTCGGCTTTTTCCCCTTCCATCCCATGATTTACCTCACTAGCTTCGAACATTTCAAATAGGTCTTGAGCGATTGCCTGAATTGAATAAGCTTCAAATTCCACACTAGGCTCTCGCTCACCCATTCGCCGTTTTACTATTTGCCAGATATGAACAGCTTCATGTAAAAGCAATCCATAAACTTGAATTTGATCTTTATCTGCAGTATCACCGATTTGGACAATTGCATAAGCACCATCTGAAAAAGTACTAACTTGTGCATCCGCTCCCATATCCAAAAATTGATCGGCTTTATCTATATCTTCAAATAACAAATCCATGTGTAGTTGATTTCGAGCAAGCGTGTACTGCACATGTTGGAATGGTGAGATATACCACTCTGGTACATAATCCGTACTTATCATCTAAATTCCTCACTAACGCCCATTAAAAAACCCACCGAAGTGGGTTAAAAATTAAATTTCATATTTGGCTGCCAGCTTTCTGATCGGATCAAGTTTTCCTTTTATCAATTCCAAATTCATTTGAGAATATTTTGCTTCTTGATTTAATAACTCATTAAAATCAGCATAATATGAAATTGTTTGATTAAGATACTTTGATTCATAAATTTTTATAGCTCTATATAGGTCAGAACTAACATCATTGAATAAATATAACGTTTTATTAATTTCACCTATGAACTCTAAGCCTTCCTCAACATTATAAAACTCTCCGATTGAATTTCGAACCATATCAACTCTTATCATCAAAACAGTTAGATCTGACAAATAATTATTTACTTTGGATTGATTAACTAAATTGGCATTTAAAAGTTTTATGTAGAAATCGAAAAAGTTTGAATACAACTCTTGGATTTGTTGAACAACTGACTTACTGGAGTTTTCTAATTTTTTTAACCTATGCTCAACTCTCCAATCACTAAATAAAACAAAAGCTGCTATAGGGGCTAAAAATGCTGCTGCCAAAGTTAATGCATCTTTTAAAACGTCATAAGCATCAGATAAGTTAAATTTATAATGAGAAATTGGATATGAACTTTTAAGAATGAATGAAATAAATAGATAAAATATTATTCCAATAAAAGTCCATTTCCAGATCCTTCTTATTTTTACTTTTAAATCATCTTTAGCCATATATCCCCCTATTTTAGAAGGATATTAGACCAAGTATTTAAACCTTCCTCAACTGGCATTTCCAGATTGTACTGGCAGGATCCTGCTGAATATGAATGACCCGAAAAGAACCTAGGGCTGTCAACCATTCATCATCAATTTTTGGGGCCATAGACACTTCATTTTGAAGAACGGTAGCCTTCTTATCTGTGGCCAGTACTCCAAGTGTTTGGATCTCATATTGACTGTATGAGCCAAACAGAACGCCACGGCCAGAATAGTTTTCTTTAACTTCAACATACGTTTCAGTCTTAGGATCCCAATTCGTTTTTGAAATCCGCTCACATGTAAAGGTATGAACGGCGTCCGCTAAATCATCATTAAATGCTTCAGCAATATCTGCCTGAATTTCGTCACGTAAACTCATTAGATTTTCCTGACAAAAAATACAGCTTTTCGTTTGCTGTAAGGCTTAATCAAATCAAGAATGAATTGCTCAATCGCACTAAGCTTTACTGATCCGTCCTGATATTCTTTTTCAGTTTCAACCGTATCAGCTTTGACTTTCTTACGTTTTAGTGCCTGTTCCTGCCCTTGATATAGATCACCTTTAATAATGCCCTTGATGATTTGATAGGAGGCCATTTTTAAAGGTTCAGGTACTTGGGTAGCATCTTCATAAGGCTTAACGTTACGTGCTAATAGATAAGCTTCTGACATCTGAAGGTATTGAGCCTTATCACTAGCAGATAAAGCATCAAAGCCTTCAATATGTTCTATCGCTTCTTGTTCAGTGATAAAGCTCATGAATTATTCCTTTGGAATTAATGCTAAAAGTTCATCTTTTTTAGCACCTGCTTCAAATGCAATGCCTTTTTCAGTTAGTACAGCTCGAAGCTCATCTACTTTTAGACCAGCATAGTTAATTGGTTGTGGTTGAGTATCACTTGGTTTTTGGTCATTTTCAGGTGTTTGACCACCTTCACATGATTCAAGTTCAGCAATACGTGCTTTCATTGCTTCGGTATCATTTTGAAAGGCAATAAATTCGCCCTTTACTGTTGCCAGTTGTTCTTCGAGTTCAGCAATTTTTGTTTCTGTCATTTGTTGTCTTTCCCGTGCACGGTTAAATGATGAAAGTCCCATAAGTGGATCTCCAAAAAGATAAGGCGGTGTTACCCGCCTTTTTGTTATTTGATCTTGTGCTTGAATGCCACAATACGGATCTGTTTAGGATCGTAGACACGTTCCCAGTTACCGGCTGTAGCAAGACCGGCATTATTAGGTGCAATACCTGTATCACCTGCCCATTTAATGCCACGAGGATGTAGCACAAAGTGACGGCGGTTAATAAGAATGTCAGTACCCGCTAAACTGTCACGGTCTGTCTCTACACCAACTGGTGCGCCAATATCTTGGAAACCAATCGCACCTTGGCCAAACAAGAATGAGGTAAATACATCACCATCAACTGGCATACCATCATCAACGATCACACGACGGTCCATAAAGGTTTTGTAGAGAACCACACCATCAGCATCTCGAACAGTTTCGATTAAGCCTTGCTTAGCTAAAGCCGCCATGGTTGCCGAATGCATGGCAATAGCCGTTAACTTGTCAACCGCATCACCCAACTTATAAGAAGCATCAACAAAAGATACGCCATCAATTACAGCGGCAGCTCCAGTTCCAGCAGAAATATCGTGAGTATTACCTGCCATGCTGGCCGCACCGAACACACCTTTAAGGGTATTTACGGTAAAACCTTGAAACTCACGCGACCAGTAATCTGCGACCAGATCACCAACCGCACCAAGTGGATCGTCACCAGATAATGCTTTAGCCAAATCATTAGCGCCCCATGCTTTACCACGTGCATGAAGAATCGCAATGTCCTTGCCTGAAGTGATGTTATTTACAGATAAAGGTTTTGAATCTGAAAGTACTTCTGACTCACCGCTTAAATCATTCCAGAATGGGATATTTACAGTAGTACCTCCCTCTGTTCCGAAAGCCACATCTACATCCAAATCCCCAACAATGCCTGACTGCCATAAAGCAGACTTCTCGGCAGTTTTATTTAATACGTACGGAGTAAATAACTCAGGTACGATTACATCAGCAATTTTTGTCTCAGCCATTAGGCTTTACTCCTCAAAGTTTAATACCGTGTTTTGCCGCTAGCTCTTTAGCTAGTTGCGGATTTTCATTTCGTAATTGCGCCAATTTGGTCATATTTACCGAGCCATCTGCTTTGAGAATGTCTGGCTGACCTTTTGAGTTGTTGCTACCTGGTGCACCCATACCATTTGGTTTTGGCCAGAAATACGGTTTTTGCTCACGTAGAGACTCAACCCATTCTTTTGGAGTCATCGGTGTCTGACCGTCTTTACCAATGACCACATCCCCGTTTTCATCAACTGCCACAGCTTTGCCGTTTTCATCTAATGCAAACTTTGACTGAGCTAAAAAGGCAATATCAGGAGTCGCTTCTGGCAATGCTTCAAGTTCAATAGCAGCCTGAACAATTTGGCTTTGCACTACTGATTTCTTGAATTTCTCGGCATACGCTTCAGCTTTATCTGCACGTTCTTTTTCGGCCTTCAGTAACTTTTCATGTTCTTCACGCATCTTTTCGGTGCGCTTCTGAATCACTTCGTTAACCTTGCCTTCCGCGATTAATTTGGCTTCTTCATCTTGGTCAATTTGAGCAAAGACTTTTTTAACAATTTCAGGATCAATCCCTTCAAATTGTTTCTGAAGCTTTTGAAGTTCCAATTTTGCATTCTTAGCAGCATCTCGCTCGCTTTGAAGTGCAGATTTCAAACCTTTGGGATCTTCATAACCTTCCAAATCAAGGCGAAACTTCCCGTTTTCCTCAACATATAGAGCGCGGTGCTCTTCTTTGATTGCATCAAGTGAATCAACAATAAATGGCAATGACATGTTCAAACCTCTCGTTTGATTGGGGTGAAGCCTTATCTCAAGACATAAAAAAAGACAGCCCTAAGCTGTCTAAGAAAAACCCCCATTAAAAATGGGGGTTAAGTTTCAGATTTAATTATCAGTTTCAGGCTGATAATGTTTTAAAAGCTTATGATCAAAATCTTTTTCATAAAGTTTTCCATCTTTATCTGTCCATACAACACTTACTTCAGTCGCCCAGTTATCCTTGCAAACTGTCATTACAGCACCACCAGAAAGTAATTGGACAAGATCACCATTTTTGAATTGAGTTGTTTGCATAACTTCTCCTAAGCAATTGATTAGTATGAACTGTCTTATTATAAGAAAAAACCCTAAAAACTAGAACAATCAACCATCTAAAGCCTGCAGTTCTTCTAAACTATACATACGCCCTTCAGGATCAAAGAACTTATCAAAATCAAATTTCCCTTCTTTATAGAGCTTATAACGCTTCGGTCCCAGCCATTCTCTTTGAAAGAAATCATCTGTCTTCTTGAAGAACTCTCTAAACGTAGTATTGGCATCTAGCTGCCCTATTAATTGGCTTCGCTCATCTATTGGAATGTCTTTAACTCGACGTTCGTCCATGACAAATGGCCGTTCACCAACTAATTTCCCGTCTTTCTCTACGGGCACCAAAATACTGCGGCAATTGGGATGCAACGGCGGTACACGCTTTGCCGGATCGTTAATCTCCCATACGGAACCATCAAGAGTTGCGCAAAGTTTTGAAGTTCTTCCGTCTAAAGTTGCTACCAGTCTTACGTATTCAAAACCAATCTGATTAAAGCTATTTAGATATGCTTGATTGGCTACATGACTACGAACTGTTCTCACCGTACGGTCAATATCAGACTTTGAGCCGCTTAAAAGCCCATCCTCATAATTAAGCCGTTTGGTACCACGAATACGCTGAACAATTTCCTGATTAGTTTTACCTGAGTTAATGCCATCCCGAATTGCATATTCAACTTTTTGGCGGGCATTTTCAGCAATTCTGGATAGCAGATCATCAACAAGAGCGCCGCCTACCAATGGTATTTTTTTAGCTGCTGTATATAGCTTTTCACCATTTGGCTTTTTGATCTTGCCACCATATAGCTTCGCCGTGTAATTGGCTTCATATACTGCCAAGGCTGTAGCAGATATGGCAAAAGCTTCAGGTAAGGCAGTATTTAGTCCAAGGAACCACTGAGAGATTAAATCACGAATCTCTTTTAGGTTTGTTGTGGTGTACTGGCCACCAGCAAGTGCTAATTTTTCAAAATCATTTAGCTCATCCAGCAAGTCTCGAAGCTTTGCCAGCATTACAGCCGACTCATCATTAAAGATTTTTAGTAACTCATTAACAGATTGAGAAGACACCCTATATAAATACGCCTGATGTTGGGTAAGTATTTCAATCAGCGATTTATCTTCTTTTGAAGCCATGCGTCACCTCTACAACGGCATACTGTCCCGTTCACCTTCAACTCGCTTCAGCTCATCCTGATAATCATGAGCAGGCAATTTACCGGTCGCAATATACTCCCAATATGTTTGGAACGAATTCTTTCCGGCAACAGCACCTTCATAAAGTTGTTTGGCCAGATTGATATCGTATTGCTGAACGATAAACTCAGGTTCAACCGTAAATGAATATTTTGTCGAATCCAGCTTTAACCACTGAGCCGCATATTTGATAGCTTGTTCAATAGCTGCAGCCGCACACATCACGATACTGTGAAGACTTGCTTGCTGATCGTCCTGCCGTGCACGGCGCGCTTCACCTGATTCCTGAGTATTGGTATCAACTACTTTAGCTCCAGCTTCTAATGCCGAATTCTTTTGTGCATCCATTTCCTTTTTAGTGAGTTCAATGCCACTACCTGAAATTTCGAGATAACCACACTGAGATTCACCAGGAAGGCTCCAGACAGCCATCACACCAGTAACGCTAATATCTTCATCACCCTCAAGTCCATTAATCCAAGGCTGCGGATGAGCTGTATGATGAAGTGACTGGTAATAATCCGCACTTAGCTGGTAATACTTGAGTGCTGCCTTGGCCATGGTAAGCAATGGTACCGTTCCAACTTGCGGAGAATTATCGGTCGTACCACAGAAAACAAACGGTGTGAAAGATAGCTGATTACCGCCTAGATCTGGCGTTTTATCTTCTTCAACAGAGCCATCAAATAACCGTACAGTTAGCGCACCATCAACCATAGATAAAACACGGTGGACCGTCTTTGTATCATGTCCAAACTCATCTTCACTATTCTCGAATTGTTCCTCGAGCACTAATAGCTTTAGATCCTTACGGCCACCAATGCTGTTTTCCTTCCAGTTAATGATTGATAGCGCATCATATAGAGCGAAATATGGCACACCAGCCCCATCAACATCGACAAGCAAACCACAGCGACCATATTCAAGTAATTCTAGGCAAATACGGATAAAGAGTTGTTTAAGCCCAAAACCATCATTGGTTGCATTCTCTATCAAACCCTTTAACAGAGAACTTTCAATTACGATGTTAGGTTCCAGCTTTGAAACTAAACCAATCATCGTACGTAATGAATCCTGAACCCATAAAGGATACTGAGCTCGACTTAGATAGGCTTTATAAATCTCTCCAGTCGTATCTCCTTGCTTTTCTGCCTCAATCATTCCGGCCGATTTAGCTAGGTACTTAGTTTGTGCCTGTTTAATTTGCTCTTCACCGGCTACGGCGTCCCGCATAATCAACCAGCTTTTTTGTGCAGCAATATACTGCGGATGTTTATCAGTAACTGCCATAAAAACACCAATAAAAAAGCACCTAAAAAGGTGCGTTGTTTAAGACATTCCGCGAATCCTTCGAACTCCAACAGATTTCTTGTCGATCGGAAATAAATAAGCGATTGGATATGTACCTGCATCATTCATATGGTCAAAACCGGCACTCTTATCTGGCTGTCCATAATCATCATAGATTTGTCGCTCTAAGCATTTAGCAAAGTGAGGACATTTATCAACATTCACAAACAATCTGCGCTCAGACAATGTATTGCAGAGCATACCGTTCATAGAGTTAATACGATCTTTAACTGCTGGGTTTCTACTGTTCACATGGACTTTAAAATCAGCCTTTCTAAGTAGCGCCAGATCCGTTTCACTAGCATTGCTCGACTTCCGGTTCTCACCAGAAGCATCGGGATAAACAGCAACCTCATGATCAGGATATCGTTCTTGGATAGCCTCAATCATTGCTGGAGTATCGAAAAGATTTACGAACTCATCGACCGCATGCATATGTTCACCACGGCGTATATACACAACAGCAGCCATCTTGGTAACGTTAAAGTCCATCCCAATATGAAGCACATCATTTGGCTTAACTGTTTCAGTTGATGCGTTCAGCAACCGGTTAAAACAGTAGTAGATAACACCTTGATAACTCTCAAAGCTTGCTTCATATTCCTGACTAAAAGTCTTAGGATCCATTTTGCGCTTAGCAACAATGATTTCTGACTCAGGAATATTCCCTCCCTGAAGGGATGTATAAGAAAAGCTTTTACAATCAGGTTCATGACCGGGCTGACCATCCATAAATGTGTCATAACAATGGTTAAAGCCTTTAGGTGTGCCAATACGTAAAACATGACCACCTACTCGCTGCTCGCCATACACCATATACTTACAAGTAGAAAGCATCGGCCGAAGTACTTCTTCCCATGCAGCCCATTTACAGTCGGCCCATTCATCAATAATTAAGAAAAATAAACCAGATCCACGAAGGTCATCATAGTTATCTAGACCTACAACACGGATGATATGGCCACTTCTTAAAGTAATTGAGCATTCAGTTTCATTCGGCTTTCCAGATCGCCAAGATGCCGGAATTGCTTGTTTTAATCTTTTCCAGAAAACCCGTTTTGCTTGCTTAAATGTAGGCGCTGCATACCAAATCTCATCTTCAACAGATACATTCCATTTTGCGGCAAGTCTGGCAGCTCTTCGCATTTCCGCTTTGGCCAAGAAAGTCTTACCAAAACGTCGGCCACAAACAGCATCCCGAAATCGGGCTTCTTTTTGCCAGCCCCATAAATAAATATTGGCTTGCTTTGGCGTTAATTGAACTGAACCTTCTGGGGGATTAAAGAATTGGCTCATTTGGTATCTCCTCATCAGGATTCAGCACAAGCTTGTAATCCTCTTCAGGTGGACGATACTCAGGGGGATTCACTTCACGCTGTAACTTCTGAAGTTCGAGCTTTTTAATCTCGAGTTCGACTTCAGCTTTTGTTTGGCATGCATCTGAATTACCACCTTTATTACCTTGTTCTCCCCTTTTGTCATAAAACCCTTTCATGATCTTTTGTATTTGGTCCACGATCTTAATTGTCATGGTCACATTGTTTTTTTTAGTCCAAAGCAAATCACTTAAAATCTTCAACTGAACAATGTCATTTGCTCCACTAATTTTATTCAGTGGCTGACTCAAATACTCTTCTCGAGTTTTTTCAAAAAATTCCTTGAGCTCTTTACTTAAATCTCTACCAGCAAACTTTGTAGGGTCGTATGACTCTACCTGCTGTCTCGAAACATCAATGTCAAATTCTTCCTTGACGAGACTTACTGTTTCTTGAGGGGTATTAAACACAGCAAGTGATTGTACAATAAAGAGTTTTTGCTTTTTGTTTAATGTCGCCATTTCTCTCTATCCGTCAAGGTACGTCAAGGAAACATGGCAAAAAAAATGAGCCCGAAGGCTCAACTTATTAAACATGTCCCACAGCACTTTGAAATATTCACATCTGATACAAACGGCGCTTGCTTCGCCACTTCAATTAGTCGCTTCACGCTTTCGTCCGCTCCCCATCTTTTAACTACGCCAACAAATTCTTCAACGTCATGGCCCGCTAAATAGTGTTTTGGCAAACCAGTCATTTCACTGATTAACGGATCACCATCTTCATCACGTTCAACACCTATGTGATAAAGCTCATGCTCTATCAATACACAGAAATCACGATCAGTCGCCTGTTCGCAATAACTTGCATCAATTGTGATGAGATACACAGGCACATAGCCAAACCAATCGCGCATTTGCTGCTCTTGACGAGCTTTTTTCCACCCGCCCTGATTAAACATAACTTTTTCACATTGGCCTAAAACCATGCGCTTTTTAGCCATACAAGCAGAAGAGGCCCAAGCAAATGCTAAAAATTCTTCATTATCGTGAAGCAGTTCACCTATGTGATCATGATCGGGGTTATAAAGAGGTCCACCAATAGTTAAGTAATTAGCAACAACCCATTTTTTTAGATCTGGTGCTGGTGTTAGTCTAATTGCTTCTTCTTCATCTGCTTGATCAATAAAATCAGTCGGTGGAAATGGTCTGATCTGCTCCATCTTCAATTCTCGCTAATTCGTCTTTAATCCAGTTAATGACATATCCCGACAAAACAGAATCTGGATGAAAGCGCTCTATTTTGTAACCCATTTCTTCAGCATGATCATATCGATCAAGACTCCATGCTTTATTTGACAGCTTTCCACCACGCCCACCAGACCAGGGACCACCCTCAATTTCAATGAGCAAACGCAATTTCACAATATGAAAGTCAAAGCGCCAGTGTTTGGTATGGATCGGCTGAAACTTCTGTTCAAATCCAATCGCCAAATCCTCAAGCTCTTCCTTAAGTGTTGCCTCAGCCTCGAGATATTTTTGTGTAGGCTTTGGCAAAAGTTTATTACGAGTTTTTTTCTTAAATAGTTTTTATTTATTAAGCAGGAATATTCTTTAGCTTCCAATACAGATACTCCATATATGTATATATTATAAATTTACATTTAAAGATTATGTTACAACAAACTTATATATATTCTTTGATGCTTAATAATTTTCCATTATGAAAAATTTACCAAATGGTAAAAACTATTCATTTGGTATTTATAAAATCAACTAAAAGAGTATTTAACATGAAGAAAAAATTAATATTTTTAGTAACAATAGCCCTCGCTACTTTATCCCTAGGGACATCTGCTAGTGAGGAAAAACAACAACCGAGAAGTCTCTTAGAAATACTTCAACCAGCTGCTGGCGATTATGAGTTCTGCCGCTTACAGTATGAAAATTGTCGAAACGGCGTAGGTGCATTCCAAGGACTTAAAGAAACTTGGAAGTGCCAAGCTGCTTTTGACAGATGCCGCAGTTCAGGTATTTTTGTATTACCATAATTCATTAGACCTTAAGATTTTGTACTGGAATTTTTCAGTACAAAATCTTTTTTAAATGCGAGATAAGAAATGAAAAAACAACCATCAGCAAATGATTTAAATGTAATAAATGAAAAAATTAAAAACCTCGATGACTCAATAAAAGAATTATTAGAGTCAACTTATGAATTTTTTGATAATGATCAATACTATAGTATTGAATCCGCTTTTCTACTTGATCATGCTCTAAATATAAAGATGCATTTTTACAAGTCATATCCGGAATTAGCACCAGAGCATTTAAAAGATGTTGAGCATAACCGTATTATCCATATTGAAAATACTCAAGTATCACATACACGCGAAAAGAACCCCGAAGATAGCTTGGATCAAATTCAGCCTAAATACTCAAAAAATGAGAATTAATTAGCCTACTTCTTAAAAAAATGCCCTGCCAAAATTAGATATTTAGCAGGGCTTGTTGTGCCGCAATCTATCTACCCAGCAACTTAAAGGTCAATTGAATCAATAAAAATAATATTACTTCTATAAGTGCTGTACTTTTATTTCTTTTCATTTAATAGAATTTCTTGATTTCTTAAAACGCAGCTGATTTTCAGTAGTAAATAACCTAGCCCTAAGCCATTAAGAATAATTAAACACCCAATCACTATCATTTTGGTTGACCAAACATTGATGATCTCAAGATATTCATTTCGGGTTTCAACTTGGCCAAAAGCAACTATAAATGCAATCCCCCAAATTACTCCCAAAATCATTACTATCTTTGCTACTAATGAGCAATTCTTACTTTCACGGTGTATATTTCCCACATTTGACATAGATCACCTAGTAAACACATCCTTTCTTCTAAATTTTTAATGCCCATCCAAAATGGATAAAAGGTTATTAACTTGGCTTTTTTGCAACCTATGTATTATTTCTTTAAAGATATGTTTATTAGATATCAAATAAAGAGTCCCGCCAATTTAGCTGTTTTGAGCGGGACTTCAACTAGTTAAAAAGAATAATGAATTATAAAGTTTGTTAATTCACTACCCTGTTTACTTCTTTTTTGAGTTAATACAAGCTTCTTGCAATGAGTACATTGCATCAGGATCCAATAAAGAAGACATCATGCTTCTAAACCGTAAACACTCACTTGTCTCATGTTTTGATTTAGAACTATTAGAAACACACCCAGTTAAAATTAAAAGTAGTAAAGTAAAGCAAAAGAATTTCATAACCGTTTCTTTGGAATTTAGTTTAAAAAAAATCCCGCCAATTTTTTAATGAGCGGGACTTTAAAAAAAATAGCTTAAAAACTCAGCTATTATTTAGATTGATTGAAGCCTACAATAAACTGGCTACAATTTGAAGCTTCTGAAGCATTCTTTAAACTTTCAGGCGAGAAAGCAAATTTTGAAGCTACAGTTGGATAGTCTTTCTTTAAGTTTGTTCCAGTCAACTCACCTAAAGTTTTCACTTGTTCTGTAGTTAGCAGTTGGTTTTCTACTGCTTCATTCACCATTACACATGCAGTCGAAATAGCGTCATATTTTGCTGCAGTTTTTGAGTAACCAAATGCGCCAATTAGTCCGCCCACAATCAAACCAATAATGATCGATACAATAATATGCTTTTTATTCATTGGAACCTTCCCACATAAATCTTAAAAGTAAATACATAAAATTAAGTTATTAAATATATAACTTTTAAGAATATATAGAAATTTTAGTTTTGTTCCCCTTTTATATAAGTCTTTATGTTTTTAAGTAATTTTCACTTGCCAGCTATTTTTTGAAGAATGAGATGGTTAAGAATTAATACTTTCTCTAAAAAATTCAGTTGATTATATATAGAGTTGTCGTGCTATTAGCTCAAAATCTATTTGGTTGCATCGGCAATCAGAAGTAAAAAGCCCCGCCAATAATCGATATTTAGCGGGCCATTATATACTGCAATTAGAAAGGTTTTTAATATAAGTTTTAAGATATTAATAGCTTAAAATTCAATTTCCTTTTAAATTTAAACTTATTTCGTACGGTTTTTTTTGCTGAGGTGGGGTGATTTCGTTTATTTCTTTATACTCAACAACTTTAAATACAACCCCTTGAGTTCCCTTTAAAATAAGCGCCTTGTCACTTGAATAATCCAATAAATACCAATTTTGACTGCTTTTCTGTAGAGTTACTTTATTAAGAGTATATTCTCGATATTTCCAAATATTTTTTGCTTCTAAAATCCCAAACATAAAAGTCAAACTTAAAAGGATTAATAAAAACATTAAAATCTGTACAATTTTAAACCTATCACTATCTCTACTTTGCAAATCACGACCTGTTTTATTAAAAAAATAAAGAAATAATGAATAAGAACAGCTAACTGCAACAAGTCCAACACCTACAAAATTCATCCTAGATAAATGTTGTTTATCAAATAAATAAGTAGACAAAACAGTAGTACTAAAGAAAATAGAGATACAAATAATTGTGACTATAAAAATGATTATGATTTTTAATGTGGTATTGTTCAGAAGATCAATAAGTTTTGATACACCAAAACCTAAAGTCAACCCAACACTTATAGTAATTAATAATGATAAAGATGAAACAAAAATTGTAAATGCGTTACTTGTATTAACATACCAAGGAATTCCTAGATAAGAAAAAAGAGTATATTTATATAATAAAGATAATCCCACTGCAGAAAAAGCAAGAAAAGAAGTAAACTCAATCCAACTTAAACCAAAAATATCTTTAATTTTGTCAAACATTCATATTTCCAAAAAAGTAAAATTTATGCTTTAAATTTTTAAAACCATTAAAGTAATATTGTTCTAAATATTAAAAAACTCACATAAAGTGAGTTTTTAAGTGGCGATAATATATAAAATTGCCAAGATATCACAAATATGCCATACCCTGTGCGCACACTCAAGTAGTTTTTTCAAAAGTTTCAAACTTAAAATGAGGATTACGGCTTTTGATGTAAGCTAAGCCGCACTTTAAATCCTGTCTAATTTGATTAACTGAAGTATCGTTACTTTGCGCTATATCACGTAGTGAATTACCCATTACATGATGAGACCAAATGGCTGAGATCCATTCTTGTAAAATTTGGTCTTCGATTAATTTAATATCAATAATCAATCTATGGATTGCACGTGCTTCATTATCGTTTAATTCACAGCAAGTACCCTTACGGCGAATACATAAGCGATCTTTTAAATTTTCATCGCTCATATACATTGCTATTAACTTTTCACGTTGTTTTTGAGTGATACGTTTTGTTGGCATCGTCTTAACAATTTTGACCATTGTTTCGGTATCGCCGTTAAGCCAAGCTCCAAGCTGGCGACACCACTCTTCAAAACTAAATCTAGACCAATCGACCGCTTGTAAAATGTGTTGTTGTACTGGCATATTCATTTTCATCCCACCAATTGCTCAATTTGTTTAATCGCCACGCCTGCTTTCACTTGCTCTGTGCTGAACCGTAAAACTGTAAAACCCATCATTGCTGCGGAGTTATATTTCTCCATATCTCCTATGTAGCCCTTGCCTCTTGTATGACGGCCTCCACTCCAGATCCCGCCTTCCACCTCAATCAAAATCTTTGTACCCGTTATTAAAAAATCTGCTCTCCATTTACGTTTAGGATGGAATTTATATTCCTGTTCAAAACCGATCTTGCATGCTCTTAAGTGTGTAGCCAGCACCATTTCTCCCACACTTGATTGTCTGGCAACATGCTTTGCTGAACGCCGCTTTTTATTTTTCTTTATCGGAAATAACTTTCGGTAATCAGCAAGGCTCATTGAGGTCATGCAGCCCCCTGTAATGTGCCTTTGAATCCCACTTGCTTGAGATACGGTTCCCATTGTTTGGCCAGAACTGGATCACTAAGTTTTACAGCGATACGTGCTGCAAGTTGATCGTAACTTTCCCCTGCAGCTGCAAACTGGCTTGCGAACTCAGGATGTTGTGAGAGTTTTTGAGCGAAGGCATGAACCTGTTTATCACTAAGTTGATTTGGCTCTCCCTGCGGGACTAGAACCCGCGTCGTAGTATTTTGGATCTTTGCCTGTTCACGAGCTTGGTATTTGCCACATGCATTGATTAACCAGTCTGCAAAATGGTAATGCATGAGTTCATCACAAAGATTCTTCTCAGCGTTGTAGAGTTCAAAAGCACGTAACTCTCGATCGAACCAAGTCGCGCTTTTGATCTGCTCGTAAGTTTCCTGATCAGTTGCCAAAAGAATTTCTTCACGGAGTTTTTTCAAACTCAACCATGTTTTTTTATTTTTAGATTCACCTGATAGATTCTTTGTTAGATTCCGTGTCCCAACGTTGGGACTGTTTAACGGAATTGTTGGTACTCTTTCATGGAATTGTTGGAACTGTTCCGTTGTTGGAACTGTTCCATTGTTGGTACTGTTTAAATCATCATTTTCTGTATCAAAGTGTACCGTTGTTGGGACTGTTTCTCGGCCCTTAACTCCGATCAAAAGATACACTTTAATCTGCTTAGTTTTACCTTCACGCTTACCAGTATCGACAATAAATCCGTCTTCAATTAGCTCATCAATGATTTTTAAAACGGTCTTGCGGTCCATTTCCGTGTCATCAACTAAACGAGCAATACTTGGATAGCACTCATGTGTTTCACCAGCTCGATCGGCTAGAGAAAGAAGGACTAATTTTTTAAGTGGTTTTAATGCTCCACCCACCTTTTGTTTTTGACGGGTTTTCCAAGCCCAAATGGTTGCGTCCAGACTCATTACTCACCAGCCTTTGGCTTAACATAGCCACCAAATGAATCAACCAAGCATGCTTTAGTTAAGCTGGTTACAATCTGTTGTGCCAACCACTGTGTTATGCGAAATTGATGAGCCATGGCTTCTGAAAACTCAACCTTCGTAACCGCAGCATTATTTTCGTCATAACCTTTGTTGCGTAAATTTTGCTTTTTCACCTCAAATAGGTGCCCAAGTACTCGCAATGCAGGTTCATAGAAAGATTGGATTTCACTTTGCTGGCAAGAATCTTTGATTTGCTGTGTAAAGCTGTTCATGACACCTCCGCTAATGCTTGCTCAGCGCTTGTTAGCCGGCGTTTGGCGTTAAGTTCAGCAACTGTTGCTGTGCGGATTTCTTTTGACGAAACTAGAATCAAATGATTCTCTGATTTGATGGTCCATAAACTAGTCAAGGTTTTGTTTTTAATTTCAAACAAATCATTTGATTTTAAACTTCGGCACTCTTTAGTAAGTACTACAACGTCACCTATTAAAAAATCTAGTGAGTTGAGTTCGGCTGGCCGTTCTGATAAATTGCTCATGTTCTAATCTCGCTATAGATTTGAATGCCTAGAAGCCTGATCTCGACCATCAGGCTTTTTTAATTTCTAAAATTTGGGATTCTGGGTTTACCCCAACATTCCCTATTAATCCCAAACGCTCCCTTTTCTTCCTGTTTTTTTCTGCTCTTTCAAGCATTAAGCTAACCTCATGATATTCCCCCATAATGGCTTTTTCTAAGAGGATCACAGCTTGATGCGCATAATCTTTACCTCGGACATCCGAGATCAATCTCAAACGCTCCATCATGTCAGGGAGCATCTTCAAACGGAGATCTTCCTTTTCAAGACTCATATTTATGCCCTTTCAAATCTGCAATTTTATTGTTTAAGGGTTCTTTGCCTTCGGCCAAATCACGGATTTGATATTCCCTTACTAATGGAATCTTTTCATCACTCCATTGGTACACTGCAGAAGGTTCAATTCCAAGCAATCCAGCTAATTCAGCACCATTAACTCCTAATAACTTATAAGCTTCTTGTTTAGTCATAAAAACACCAAAAGTAAGTTTTCTTACTATTTAATCAAAGAAAACTTACAAACGCAATATGTAAGATAACTTATATGAAAACTGAAACTATTGGTCAGCGCATACGTGCGCTTAGACGCGCAAAAAAATTGACACAAATGCAATTAGCAAAAATTGCAGGCGTAAGCTCGCCCGCAGTTACTGAATGGGAGAAAGATAGTTATCTTCCAAAAGCTGCCTCGATAGAGGCCATGGCAAATGCATTTGGTGTGAGTACTGAATATTTATTAACAGGTAAGGGAGAAGTACCTAATCCTGAATTAACTAATATTACCCCAGTACAGGCTCGTATGGCCCCTGTTCTTTCATGGGTTCAGGCTGGTAATTTTACAAATGTTGAATCAGTTGATATGTCGCAAGTAACAGAATGGTTTCCTTTACCTGATGATTGCGATAAATGTTTCTATTTAAAAGTACGTGGCGTAAGTAATGAACCTGATTTCATTGAAGGTGATTATATTGTTGTAGATCCAACAGTTTATTATTCCGATATGCAATCAGGCGATATTATAGTTGTTCGAAAAGATAAAGATGCTACATTTAAAAAGTTAGTAATAGAATCTGATGGATCACGCTATTTACAAGCTTTAAACCCTAATTTTCAGCCAAATATTATACCAATTGATGAAGATTGCTATTTTATTGGACAAGTTATTGATTCAATGAGATATACTTATCGAGGTAAAAGGAGGGTTAGGAAAAGTTAATTTTTATACCCTTATATTAAGTCACTTCTCTGAGTTGAAATTCTATAAATTCAGAGCTAGTTATGGAGGGTGTATGACTAATTTAGAAAGTGATCTACGCAGTATCTCAAATATGTTTAGATCTAATGTATTTGAACCTTATATAAAATTTATTGAATTTTCGTCATTTAAAAATTTTGAAGAAAAATCTAGAGTAACTTTTAATTATCCAATAACTGCCCTAGTCGGAGGAAATGGAACAAATAAAAGTTCCATTTTAAAAGCTTTAGAATCATGTTGTCCCGATAAAATTATTAGCAACAGATGGTTTTCAACAGATGTTGATGCAATATCTCATGATCCAGTTCCACAATTTTGGTATTCATATGATGTAGAGTATAAGAAATCTACATATGAAGCTCAGGTTTTAATTGCTAAGCATAAAAGAGAAGATGACCCTGATTATTGGGAGGCTTCGCGACCAAAAACAAGTATTGGTATGTCCCCAAAACCTACATCATTAAATGGGGTTAAAGAACTTGGTCCTAAGACTCGTTGGAATAAAATCCCCAAAAATGGTGTTTACTTGACATTCAGAGATACTATTAGTGCATTTGATAAGTTTTTCTATTATGGAGATACTATTGAAAAGTACTTTGATCTAAAATCGAGAAAAGAGCATATTAGAAAATATTCAAAACACTTAAATAAAGTAATTAATAAAAATTTAGTGAGTTTCCCTTTTAGAAGAAAACAAAAAGTTAAAGCGAATTATCACCTTTCTGGCAAAGAGTTGAATTATATTTCCAATATTCTTGAGCTACCTTATACAAGTGTTCAGATTGTCGAACATACTTTTTTTAATTGTGTAGGAATTACTTGTAAAATAATAAAAAATGATATTTCCTATAGCGAGGCATTTGCAGGAAGCGGAGAGTTTGCTGTTATTAAAATTGTTCATGAAATTTTAAAAGCGAAGGACAATAGTTTAATTTTATTAGATGAACCCGAAGTTTCTCTTCATCCAGGTGCCCAAGAGAGATTAATGGAATTTATTGTTAATCAAACAAAATTAAAAAAACTTCAAGTTGTGATTGCGACACACTCACCAATATTAATAAAATACCTTCCTAAAGAAGCTATAAAAACCCTTAGCTTAATTTAGCTACGAATACTATTTCTATTAATGATCATGGCTGTAAAGCTGAAGAAGCTTTTTTCCATTTAGGGTATAAAACCAATAATAAAATTAGATTTATTGTTGAAGATCGATTAGCTAAGCAATTAGTACTTCATGCTGTTCAAGATTTATCAACATCTCAAAGAAATCTTTTTGAAGTTGAATATTATAATGGTGGTGCTTTCGATATTTTAAATAACTTTGCAGTTGTATATGCCCTTGAGGGAAATAATAAAGTATTTATTTATCTTGATGGAGATCAAAAAAAAATCGTATTACCTGATGCTGAAGATCTTACTGATAGTCAAATTTTAAACTTAGAAAAAACTTTCGAAAAATTTTGTGGAGGTAAATTACAGATACCCAAAGATAGCCATAATTCTGACACAGTAAAAAAAGAATTAAATTTAAAAATATTAAAATGGTTAAAATCTCAAGTAATTTTCTTGCCCACAAATGGTAACCCTGAAAGTATTATTTGGAGTAAGATTGAATCAAATAAAAAGTTATCTATTGAGAATTTAACTGCTGATCCAAAGGAGCGATTTAAATTATTGACTATTGAGACTATGCCAGCGGGGAATGGATATCACTAGTGATATAATTTTTGCTGTTCAATCTCAAGAATTAGCCAAAATTAATAATACTGATGAGGATCTAAGAGAAATTTATGACACTATTTTTGAGAAAATAACAGCATAAGCTGTTATTTTATTTCTAGAGCTTCTTTAATATTAAGAGCATGTTGCCTAATAAATTCTGGAGGAAGTGCATTTCCTATCAATAATGCAATATCAGTTTTTGCCACAGTTGGAAATATATAATCTTTGGGAAAAGTCTGAAGTAAAGAAGCTTCCCTTAATGTAATACACCTATCTTCTTCAGGGTGTAAAAATCTACCTTTTGAAGGAGATGAACAACCTCCTGTAATTGTTGGCGACACATCATCCCACTTCATTCTTCCATATACATCATTAAATTGAGCTGGTCTTTTTTTATGACAATCTAGAATTAAATGATCAGGTAAATCTTTTCTACTACCTCCATCCTTCGGGATAGCTTTAATTATTTCCATAACTTTAGTAGAACGGGTTTGACTATAATCATGTAACCAATCGCCGGATGTACCCGATTTACCTAAATTTGCTTTATTAAAGCATTCTCTAACTGTAATTCTTTTTCCAACTATTTTTGTTGTTGGTATCTCGCCCACTCTTGAAGTTTTAACAATCATACGTTTGCGTCGTTGTGGCACACCATAATCAGCAGCATTTTCTACTTTAACAGTTGATTCATTTATCAAGTAACCGAGTTTCTTTAATTCGCTTATAAAAATTTCCATTCGGAAATCTTTAGCTAAAGCAGGTACGTTTTCCATCATAATTGCTTTAGGTTTTAAGCCTTTAATTAATCTTAAAAATTCGAAAATTAATTCATTCCGCTCATCATTTTGTGCCAACATTTTTTTTCTTGTTCTCAATGTTGAAAATCCTTGACATGGTGGACATCCAGCAAGTAGATCTAATTCACCCTCTTTAATATTTAATTTATCAAGTATCTCGCAAACTTCTAAATTTCTTATATCAACTTCAAAGCAATGACTTTCATTGTGATTCATTCTATATGTGCGAGCGGCTACTGGGTTAATTTCTACCCCACCAAGTACACTAAATCCAGCTTGCTTCAAACCTTCTGTTAGCCCACCTGCTCCACAGAATAAATCTAAAGCAGTCAATAATTTACCCGCCATCACATTCCTCAAAACCTAGAAAGCTCACTTAAAGTGAGCAAAAGAATTTTAACCTAACATTAAACATTTGAATATAACCAAAGGATTAACATTCTACAGTTTTACTTTGGATTATTAAAACATGTTAAATAAGTTTTCTTAAATATTTTTTTAAGTTAGCTTACTTTCTATTGACTTAAAAAGTAAGTTTTCTTATATTCTTGTCTTAGACATAAAAAAGCACATCAGATTTCGACCCCCGATGTGCTTTTGCAAACTGCGAGATCAATTATGAACGTAAAAGCTACCCCTTTCAACTCATTTGCATTTGTCAGCATGGCTGCTCTTGCAATCTCTGGTGGTTCTTTAGTTGCTTGCCAATTGCAGCCAGCTTTCCAAACAAAAGAAGCACCTACTCTTTTTACACCTAAAACTCAACCAAGTACTTACGGTGTTTTAACCGCAAAAATCACAGGTAAACATTCTGGCGTTGCCGTAATTAAATTAGATAGCTTCCGTTTAAACGTTAGCTTTGATTTTGAAGCTCATCCAGACAGTTACGGTGTTCCGGGTTCTGAATTCACCGCTGTTGATATTACCCAACTCACAGTAAATGAAATCACTGACATTAATGGTAATTCATATAACGATTTCACCGAATTTGAAGACATCCGAAACATCAATGGTCTTCTAAAAGGTTTCATCGAACGTAACAAGTTGGTGGAGGCTTAAAGATGACTAATTTCAAAAAGCACCCTGACGGCTACAAGTCGTTTTTAGGTCGTGATGATAAAGGCCTCTACTCTGTTCGCATTGGCTGGCAAGTGTACGCATCTAATGCTAATGGCTCAGTTCTTTACAAAGTTAAAGACGGAGTTAAGACGCCTTTAAATGTGGCCAAGTTCCAAGCTGACTATCCAAAAGCTTGGAATGAACTTACTCAAGAAATTGATTTTCAACGCAGAAAGAAGCTCGCAATAAAGCTACGTGAAACAAACATCCCTTTCCGTGACCGCAAGGCTTACAAGCAAAAACGCGGCTTCACCGGCTCTAGATGAGGATAAGAAAAATGACAGTTTTCTTTAAAAAGGCAGAACGCAAAAATGCGAAATTGCGCTTAGCTCTTGCTGGGCCTACTGGATCAGGTAAAACATTCACGGCATTAGTATTAGCTAAAGGTATCGGAGGCCGTATTGCTGTTGCGGATACTGAAAATAGTAGTGCTGAACTATATGAAGATTTGGTGGAATTTGAACACGCCAATATTCAGCCTCCTTACACTCCTGAAAAGTTTATTGAAGTCATCAAAGCTGCTGAAAAAGCTAATTTTGATACCTTAATTTTAGACAGCATCACACATGAATGGTCTGGTGTAGGTGGATGTTTAGAGATTGTTGATCAATTAACTTCTTCTACATTCAAAGGTAATTCTTGGGGCGCATGGAGCCAAGTAACTCCACGCCACCGTAAATTTATTGATGCAATGCTTCAGTCAAGCATAAATATTATTGTGACCATGCGCTCAAAGATGGAAACCATTCAAACCAACGATAACGGCAAAAAGAAAGTCGAAAAAGTGGGAATGAAGGCTGAACAGCGTGATGGCATTGAATATGAATTTACGACTGTTCTTGATTTAACTCATGACAATATTGCTGTCGCAACAAAGGACCGATCCCGTTTATTTCTAGATCCTCGCCAGTTAGGTGAACACGACGGTGTTTTACTAAAACAATGGCTGCTTTCTGGATCTGCAAATGCCTGTATTAATGGAAATCAATATTTAGAACTTGAGCATTTAATGTTGCAAGCGGGAATTGATATTGGAAATTACTGTGCAAAACGCGGTCTAAATAGCCTGCATGATGTAAAACAGCAAATTTATGAAGAGACTTGTGAAAGCATTAAAAAAATCATTCAACGTAATCATCTCGCTCAACAAGAGAACGAGCAACAACTCATCAAGCAGCAAGAACAGACTTTAGAAAATGAGTATCAACTTGCTTTAAAACACATCGAGTCTGCAATTCGTCTAAGTGACTTAGATTACCCGGCTAATTACTTCAAGGGAACTAAGTATGAACAAAACATTTTAAACGCCTGTACAGCTAAATCAGATATGGAAGGATGGTCAGCATGAATAATCTAATCACTGCAGCTGAAGCATTTGCAGCTCTTCAAAAAGGTAAAACTGTTCTTTGTCGTTATGCTGGTAATGGTGTACTTAAAGCGGATAAATCTTTTAGTTCACTCGATCAAATGCCTGCAACTGTGTTTGGCCAACCTCATTACGAGTTTTGTATTCAGCTTGAAACAATTGAATTAGCTGGGATTACTTTCACAAAACCATTGACTATTGAAGAATATGAAGAGGGTCAGGAAGTTTTTGTAATCAGTACATATTCGCATACGGTTTATGTTTTAGATTTTAAAACTAACGCACTTATTGATTCTATTAATAGTGGCTTTGTTCAGCGTGATGCAGAAAACGCCAAGCTTCAATTAAAAGCACTATCTAAAGCGTTAGGTTTTGAAGTTAGTGACGATTTAAGTGTTATTCGCCTAAGTGAGGAACCAAAAAAACAACGTGGTAAAAAATCTAAAGCTGAGACACCAGCTAAGGTAATACCTTCTGAAGTTTTTCCTACCAATAATAAGTCAACGATTGTTATTACAGAACAAACTAATGTCACAGCTTCCGAGGATCTATTAACTCCAGTATCTAATGAACTTGAATTAGATCCAGAATATCAGAAGACATTAGATACCCTTCTCCAGCGTGTTAAAGAGTCAAAAACACCAGCTGAGGTAAATGCTGTTTATCGATACACCCGTACATGGTCAGATAAACAAATGGATCCTTTACTCAAAGCTACTCACAAGCGTTTGACTGAACTTGCAGATGAAAAGCCTGTAGAGAGTGAACCACCTTCACTAATGGTCCAGATCCAAAACGCGCCCGACCTCACAACATTGGATGCTTTGGAAATAGATGTGGCCGCACGAGATCCACAGATTCAATCACGACTCATGGATTTTGTTAAGAAACGCCGCTTTGAATTAGAGAACCCTACATCTACACCACTTCAAGAGGCTGAGCCTGATTATTTATTAGGAGACGGTTTCTAATATGAAAGATCAGTACAAGAAAGTGAGCCAAAAACACATGCTTGGTTTTATGTACTACTTGCAATTGCTGGGCTACGTAATAGTCCGGCAAGGCATGGATCAAGCAATGTTTCTAACCAAACATTATGCGGTACCAGTCGCTTGGCGCCGTATAACTATCGACTACAACAACCGGTTAAATAAACCCGCCCAACAACTTTATAAAGAGTTTGTTGAGTGGACTAAAGAAGAATATTTGAGGGCTTAAAAATGGAAGTAAGAATTAAATCTGTAAATGGCTCAAGTCCTTTACCAGCAAATTTACAAATGGATGTTGTTTATAAAGCTGTTCGAATAGATGCCAATCGAATGAAAGTAACTTGTGATGATGGTCAAGTGATTACAACAAGCATTTCAAAATCTGGTTATTTGGGCGATTGGGGTGAATGGGAAATTTTAAGTGAGGATTCTCAACAATGAGCAAAGTTATTGGTGAAGTTAATTTGAGCCCTAGCCGTATTGAAGGTACTCCGGATCAGGTAGCTGTTCATATTTTTGAAAAAATCATTTGTCCAAGTACTGAGGAGCTTCTCAAAAATAATCCTGAGGCTGCAAAGGTTTTTGCATACCACATTTTTGGTTTAGCGCTTTCTCAGCTAGCCGAATTCCATTCAACTAAAAGTTTAGATAAAGCTGTAACCGTTACTCTTCGCAACCTTTTGCGTCAATTGAAGAAAGAACGTAATGAGTTGAGGAGCTAATGGATGAGTGAAGTAAAAGTTAAAACATGTGATTTTTGTGATGATGGAAATGGTGAATGTATTTTCCCCTATTACGGCCTTGCCCCTCATATTCACACAAAGCCAATTGGCGGCACTGTATTTCTAGACGGGTCATTACCTGAAAACTTCTGTCCTGATGGGGATGGTTTAGGCATGTATACACATTGTCTGAATTGCGGGGGTGACGGCACCTATGAGGGTACTCAATTAGAAGTTAAAGCGGAAAGTATGGAGGAGTAAATGTTAAAAGATCTGAGAAATCTATCTGATGCAGAGCAACAAGAATATTTGGATCGCTTCATAATGGCTAATGAAGAACAGAAGTTTCCTCAAGAGGTTGTGGCACTTTATTTAGATTGCTCGCCTTGGACATTAGCTAGAATGCGTTGTGATCAATCATCACTGCCTTTCTCAAAAATTGGGAGACGTGTTTCATATAAAAAGAAAGACGTTTTGAAGTATGAGCAAAGCAAGACTGTGCTTAATACAGCACAGCTTGCAACAGTTTAAGGCGGTTAAACCGCCTTTATTTCTTTTAATCTTTCTGTCCAAACAGATTGGTAGTTGAAGCAATCAATCTTTCCTTGATAAACCGCCTCAATCATATTCATCGAAGCTCTTAATTCCTCATCTGGAATTTGAACATAACCACCTGTCACATCAATTCTTGGTTTAGCCGTGTGATTAAGAAGTCTTTTTGTCACATAAATATTAAATCTTAAAAGGTTGCATATAGTGGCAAATGTACGACGGAAATCATGCATTGAAACGTAATAGTCAACTTCCTTACCCACTCTATTCAATAATGTATCTACCTTAGTTGCATGCATATTCCACGAAGTAGGCATCTTAGTAGCTGGGAAAACCCAATCGTTTTCTCTTAATAACCAACGTTCACGCAAAATACTGTGTAGATGATCACCAATAGGAAAAGTATGATCTGAACCATTTTTGGTATCTCTAAAAGTTAAGGTACCATTTTTAATATCTACATCAGCCCACTTTAGACAACATGCCTCCTGTTTACGGCATCCAGTATACATGCACATCAATACGATATCCCGATGCGTGTTTGACCTAGCAGTATTTTCCAGATTCAACTCATCTTCATAATGAAGCACCGCATTGTAATATTTGTGAATGATGTCTTTATGGAGATGTCTATCCCTACTTGCTATTTTATTCCAACCTCTTGTTACGGAAATAATGTCAACTGGATTACTTTTAAGGATCGGGTTCTCATCTGTTGAATAAAGAACATGAATATACTTCCATAAGGTACCTAAAAGAGATACAGCACCATTTGCTGACGACTCACTTACTTCTGATACCTCAATAAATCGATCCAATACTTCTTGCTTAGATATCTGGAAAAGCTTTTTATTGCCCCACCCCAAATATAAATCAAAGTACTTACGGTACTGCCTAATTGTTTTTGGTCTAAAGTCATTTCTATCAATATAAATTTGAAGGGCTTCATTCACTGTAATATCTAAAGGATTAGCAACATTCTTTAATTTGATAGGCTTTTCATATTCATTGTTTGAAATTTTCGCCAGAATCATCTGAGCTTTTGCTCGAGCATTTGTTGCAGGAATATCGGTAGTTTTGCCAATTGTCACTCGATAGAGTTCACCTTCATGCCTCCTTTCAACAATATAGGTTTTACTTTTATTAGTTACCCGAACTGCAAAACCGATTAGTTCTGCATCTCTATATATTTTTTGACCTTTTTCAGTTAATGGAATAGCATCAACAGTAGATTTGTTGAGTTTCAT